CCTATTATGCTGTGGTTAGAAGATAACTGGTTTGGTCCTACTGCTGTATTGGAATTTGATGATAAGGAATTCCAAGTACGTGTAGCAGGTGCTCCGTATCAGGACGGTAACCTGTGGGTATATACTTGTTTTGTAGCTGATGGTCAGCCTACTTCTTATATCCCTGCAGAACTCTTGAAACCGGGTTGCCAAGTATCTCGTCTGGCTTCTGCTGTTGAAGAATACAGTGAAGAGGGCGATATCCTGAACTATAATACTCATTTCAAGATGCGTAATTATCTTACTACAATTCGTATCAACTATGATATTACTGGTTCAGCTTATTCTACGGTAATGGCAATTGCTTTGCAGGATCCTAAGACTGGTAAGAAGTCTTATTTGTGGGCTGATTATCAGGAATGGGTAGCTCTGCGTGAATGGTATAAGAGATGTGAACGTTTCTTGGTTTACATGAAATCTAATGTAAACAAAGATGGTTCTTGTAATCTGAAAGGTACTAACGGCCGTCCGGTATTTATTGGCGCCGGTCTGTTGGAACAGATTGCTCCGTCTAATAGACGTTACTATACTCATCTTACTGCAGAACTGTTGGAAGACTTCCTGTTTGACCTGTCTTATAATGTACTTGGTACTAACGAACGTAAGTTTGTTGCATTGACTGGTGAAATGGGTATCCGTGAATTCGATAGAATTTTGAAGGAAAAGGTAGTTAACATGAACCTGATTGATACTGTATTTGTAACTGGTTCTGGTGACAGCCTTACTTTTGGTGGTCAGTTCAAGACTTATAAGATGACTAATGGTATCGAGTTGACTCTGAAGTATTTCCCGCTGTATGACGATATTACTTACAATCGTAAGTTACATCCGGTTACTTTGAAACCGCTGGAATCATACCGTATGACGTTCCTGGATCTGGGTAGACGTGATGGTGAAGCTAATATCGTTAAGGTAGTTCGTAAGAATCGTGAATTCGTAACTTGGACTACTGGTGGTGCAGTTCTTCCGTCTGGTTATGGTAAGTCTATTAATACTCTGAGGTCTAATGGTAAGGATGGTTACACTGTATTCTTCCTTGGAGAAATGGGCATAATGTTAAGGGATCCACGTGCGTGTGGGGAACTAATCATGGAAGCAGAGTGATAAACTAACTTTTTTATACAATTATTAGGAACCTTGCGGTATGGTTAACATTATATAATATATAACAAAAAATATTATATATTATGATGCGTTCATATGATGTTTATAAAATAACAAACAAGGTTAATAATAAAGTATATATAGGTATCACAAGTAAAGGTATAAGTGCTCGGTGGAAAGAACACATCTATAGTGCCGAGCACGGATGCCCCTTCAAGTTACATAATGCCATAAGAAAATATGGAAAAGAGAACTTCTCAATAGAACTTATAGATTTCTGCAATAGTTGGGAAGAACTCACAGAGAAAGAACAATATTATATTTCCGAATATAAATCATTGCAAGATGAGTATGGTTATAATATGACAGAAGGCGGAGACGGAACTTTTGGTAGATGTCATACTGAAGAAACTAAAGAAAAGATCCGTCAAAAAGCTATCGGCAGAGAAGTTACTGAAGCTACTAGACTTAAGCTATCTGAAGCTGGAAAAATAATTACAGAAGCAAGAGAAGCTTATCGTAATTCTGGAAATATTGGTTCTTCTAGAAGAAAACCAGTGCTACAATACACTAAAGACGGTAAATTTATATCAGAGTATCGTGGTGTAAACGAAGCGTCTAGATTAACAGGAATACATGTCACAACTCTATCTAACGCGTTAAAGGGTAGAAATGTGATAGGTTCTAAAGTAAACCCTTACATTTGGGTTTATAAAGAAGATTACTCCGATGTACCTGAAACAGTTCCGGCTAGTTTATTTGCTAAAGACCCTGACTGGAGGCCTACTATATCAGAAGCTTGCAGAAAGGCTGATTTAGAGTCTAGAAAAAATAGAAAAGTAACTAAAAAACAAAAGCACATTGCTATTGAAAATGGCTTAAAAGTAGCTAAAGCTATAAATCAGTACGATAAGGATGGTAATATGATCAGAGAGTATGTTTCTATTATTGAAGCATCTAGAGAATCTGGTTGTGATAGAAGAGGAATACAGCGACAGTTACAAAACCCAATAGATCCAAATAATAAACGAGCCTGGAATAACGCTAAATATATCTGGAAATATAAAGAACAACTAACTGAACAATCTAATTAATAATTATGGAAGTAATCGTTAGAATAATTAAAACTAATCCCTGGACTGGGATTACTAAATGGCCTACATGTTTTGACTATGTAAGCTCTTACTGGACCAGATCTGGTAATTTATATACTGGTTTATCTGCAGAAGATGCAACTAGATTAGAAAAAGAAATTGGTTATCCTGAGGGATAGTTATCTCCTAATAGTGCGTTTTGGGATACTTTTGCTATTAAGATTGGCAAAAAGGATTTAATATTGGATACTAATAGACCTGAGGATGAATTAAAATACCTATTCCTTAAGAAACATAAGAGAGTAGCTAATGGTCTTAACGATATTAAGCCTAGCACTGATTATGTTATGATTAATAAGGATAGTGAAGCAGAAGAACAGAACAAGTTCAATAAAGTTAAGCGTGAAGCATATAGAGAGATGGATAAGATGTCTACTGAAGAAATGCGTAAGTGTTTACGTCTCTATGGTATGAAATCAGATTCTATGTCTAATGAGGTTGCTGAAGCTAAACTGTCAGAATTTATTGAAGCTGATCCTTCTAAGTTCTTGATGAAATGGGTAAATAACCCTAATAAAGAAATTAACTTCGTAATTGAAGAAGCTATTGCTAAAAACATTATTAGAAAGAATCGTGCTCAATATTACTTTGGTACTGATTTAATTGGTAATGGTCTTGAAGATGTAATTGCTTATCTTAAGGATAAGAAGAATCAAGATATTAAATTAGCAATACTCAATGAAATTAAATCTAAGTAATGACTAATAAAGATTCTCATATAATTTTCAAGGTAGTTCTGGATAAGAATGCAGAAGGTATTGCTTATGGTGGATGCCCAGCATTCTTAGATGAAGAAGTAGACTTATTTCTTAATCAAGCATAGTTAGAAATCTTAAGTAATAAGATTACTGGTAACAATGCATTAAGAGTAGGTTTGGAAGGTTCTGTATCTAACTTATCTGAAATAGAGAAGTTAATAGCTACAGATGTTAACCTTCATGCTGTACATACAGACTATAATGAGTATGCATTAGAAGATATTCATGATGAAGATAATAGAATGACTATACTTAGTGTATTACTTAAGTATGGACAATTCTAGACTAACTGCGTACTTACTAGTCATGAGTTAGTAAAGCCTTTTAAGTAGACTTACAATAATATACCTTGGGTAGAGAATCCAGTAGCTACTTTAGAAAACGATAAACTCTTAGTATATGTAGATCCTGTTTTAATGCAGGATCCTATGTATGCTCCAAGAGTAGAAGATAATACAGAGTTCTATAGAGTAGATCTAACTTATGTTAAGAAACCAACTAAGTTTGATTATACTAAACCTGAACAAGAATTAGACTTCCCTGAAGATGTTATGTATGAGATTATTAATAGAGCAGTAGTAATTGCTTTAGAGAATATAGAATCTCAAAGACAATCTTCTAAGTTTTAGTTAAACCAAGTATCTGAATAATTATGTGTGAGAGAGATTTTCAAATAAATGTAGAGAGGCAGCTGAATAATATCATACCTCATTATAATGAAACTATCAAGTTTCCTTCAGATACTTTGTTTCATTTTATAAATAGAGCTAAAGACGAATATGTTAAATAGAACTTTAGAGTATTCTAGAGGAATCAAGAGATCACTGATAACATACGTACTTTAGTAAATACTAAAGATTATACTACTTATAATTTTAGTAAGTTAGGTAACAAATGGGAAGCCAATTATCCTGAAGATTATATGTTTGCACTTGGTGAAAATGTATATATAAGTATAAAGGATAATAAATGCAATAACTTAATTACTCATGAGTCTGATGTAATAGAGGCTACAATAGAGACAGTAAGCTCTAGACTAAGTAATAGCCTATCAGATCATAAATTGCGTTATAATCAAGCAAAACCTATTAGAGTATATACTGACAATAAAATTGTATTATATACTGATGGTAAATATGACATAAGTTCTTATGAGCTTACTTACTTAAGAAAAGCTAAGGATTTAGGTACTCTCTAGGATTTAACTAAAGAGTATACAGATTTACCAGAAAATACACACTAGGATATAGTTGATCTAGCAGTTCAAATGATAGTACAAACTATACCTAATGCAAGTTCTAAGAAATCTTAGGACGAATAATTAAGGCGCTTACGGCCGTGGAAATCTGAAATAATGAAAGTAGAAAGTAAGCGAATAGACTAAGCGCTAATGTCTAATTTAAAAACAAACATTTAATATGATAACTTCAGTACACTCAGTTCTGATTGGAAAACAAGCTCCGACTTCTTACACTACAGTAGATGCTTTGGCTGTTGGTGATGTTGCTTTGTTCGATGAGAATAAGGCTCTTATTAAAAGAGCTGCTGATGCAGTAAATGCTAACTCTCTGTATGTAGGTGTAGCAGGTGAAAAGATGAACGTTACTATGCCTGATGGTACAGTAGCACAGAAAGCTAATATTGATTTCTCTACTGAAATCCAGAAAGCTTCTAAACCGTCTGCAGTAATTGGCGAATATGTAGCTCCTGTTGAAGAAAAGATTGTAATCACTTTAACTAACGCTACTATTATTGCTGGTAATCGTTACGTTTTGCGTATTGTTTATAAGGATATGTATGAAGCTGCTTGGCAGTTTACTCATACTTATGAAGTATATGCTGAAACTACTACAGCTAAAGATTTAGTAGACGCTTTCTTGAAGAAGATTAACGCTCACAAGAATCGTAGAGTACAGGCTACTGCTTCTGCTGCAGTTCTGACTTTGACTGCTATGCCGAAGGATGATAACGAAGGTGTTTACTCTTTGAGTGAATACAGCGTTGTATCTATGGAAGCATCTCTGTATGAGACTATTCCTGGTGCATTGCTTGCTAATCAGCCTAAGGCAGTTGTAGGTGCTACGATTGTTAAGACTGCTGGTAATCCGGGTAAGGGTTATTGGAAGCAAGTACGTGATGCAGAAGTACGTAACATGGGTTATAAAGGTCATGTATTTACTGGTGCATATCCTATTGTTGAACAAGTCCGTAAAGTAGTAGAAGATGCAGAATATGACTATGCTATCATCGAAAACGATAACCTGTACTTGAGCAATGATAATCAGTACATCAAGACTACTCCGTTGACTACGGAAGTTTATTGTCCTAGTTTAGTTGATTCTATTGTAGATAAAGGTATTCAGTCATTTATTGCTGGTAAGGCAATTGCCTAATCCACGTTAGAGAGATTGAATTTGGGATAAGATTCCTTTTACAAACTACAGAAGTGGAGTTGTGGAATATTCCACTCTTCACTTTTTTTATTGTTGATATATGGACAAATTAACAAATATACAAATAGATGGTGATAAACTGACCTTCAAGATAGAGACTGAAGTAGACCTTAGCAGCTATAGTAAGGAAGTTTATATAGATGAAGTATGGAATTTAAAGAACATACTTGAAGACAGTCCTATACATAACATTAGCTTTTCTGAGAATATTACAGTAGATTCCGATAATAATGTAACTGTAACTAATGACGACATTCTAGAATTAGATTGGAATATGAAGTATGTTACTTTGAGATGTTTTACGGAATAGGAAGAAATACATTTTCATGGCATATACTACAATCCTTCAATTGTATATATGGCAGAGATTAGGAAATTACATACTCACTGCTCAACTTGTTTAGATGATCAGACTATGCAGAACATAATGTTAGTAGTCTTTAAGAGATAGCTGCTTGAGTATACTTTAGCATCCGATTACTATCGCGATGCTTTACAATTATATGTAGATATCTGTAGATTACTTGAGATATCTATTAAACCAAAATGTGCAGCTAGTACTTGCTGTAACAATGCTATTCTTACTCAGAAAGGTGATTGTTTCAATACAGAAAACGATAAGTGTCTTCATTTAGAGAAAGAGCGTAACTCTGCTACTTTATTTAGTGGTATTTGTTACTCTTGTTCTAATAATACTTGCAGTACAGGAAATTGCAGTAATGGTTATTGTAAATTATAAAATAAACAGATATGATACAAAAATGTGATGGTGTAAAGATATTGGACTTAGAAGAGAAGCTTGAAGCTACAGGTAGTGAATACATTGTTACTGCAGAAAAAGACAATAACTATAAATTACCGCTTGAATCTGTAGCTGATATAGTTATAGGTAGTTCTAAGTTTAAGGCTGCAATTAAGGATGTATATGAATCAAGTACACCTACTGCATCTGTATCTTTAGATAAAGATAAGTTCTTATTCTCATTTGGTATACCAGCAGGTAGAACAGGAGATGCAGGTAAGGACGGTAAAGATGGTAAAGACGGTAAGGACGGTAAGGACGGTATTGATGGTGTACCAGGTATATACGGAGATACTACTAGAGTAGTAATAGCATACAAATCTACTAAAACTATACAAAGACCCGATACTCCTGTAGGAGGTAGCTGGGATTACGATACTAATACTATTACATATCCTGAAGGTTGGTCTGGTAGTGATAGTAATCCTAGTGGTTATGTATGGATGTCTACTGCTACTTTCTCTAGTAAAGGCACAATAGTAGTACCTTGGAGTACACCTGTGAGACTTACAGGTGCAGATGGTCATGATGGTTCAGATGGTAGTAATATTGAGTTTGTATATAAGCTTACTGTAACTAGTTTAGTTACTCCTACTAAACCTACAGGTAATAGTCAGACTGAAGCTATTAGACAAGGTTGGACTGATCATCCTACAGGTATTAGTGAATCATACCAATGCGAATGGGTTTGTTCACACAACTTACAAGCTGATGGTACTTGGAGTGAGTGGAGTGATCCTACTATTTGGTCCAAATGGGGGGTAAATGGTAAAGATGGTGATGGAGTAGAGTATATATATCAGCGTACCAAGTTACCTGCTTCTCCTAAAGAGATTACAGATAATAATCCAGATCAGGATGAATATATACCTCAATCAGCTCCTGGTGAACAACCTTGGACAGATGATCCTAAGGGAGTGAGTGAAGAGTTTAAATATGAATGGGTTAGTAAAAGAAAGTATAAAGGTGATACTCACAAATGGGGTAACTTTAGTTCTCCGTCATTATGGGCTAAATGGGGAGATGATGGTCAAGATGGTCAACACCTTAGAGTAATGTATACTAAGACATCTGGTAGTGATGTTAAGCCTAGAGATCCAGATAGATTGAATATTAACCCTGGTAGTATTTGGAGCGTAGGTATGCCCTCTGTGACTGGTAAAGAAGCCATATGGGGTATTCAAGCTTTAGTTACTTTTGATAATAAGTTAGTAATTGATGAATCTCTGCCTGAAGACGAAAGAGGTTGGCAAGGGCCTTATTTAATTACAGGTGTACCTGGTCTTGATGGTAATAACTTTAATTATCAAGTAGAAGCATTCAAATAGAGTTCTACTCAACCTGAGAAACCTACTAGTAATGACCCGTATCATCCAGGCGATGGTTGGGTACTTACGCCTGATATGTCTACTGGTATATGGTGGAAATGTATAGCGTTAGTTCAAGGTGAAACAGGTACAGTAATAGAATGGGGCGCTGTAGTAAAAATAACAGGTCAAGGGGTTGTTATTAAAGGTACTTTAGATTCTACAGATGATCTTCCAGATAGTGGCAATGAGATAGGAGACGGTTGGGTTATTGATGGTTTCTTGTGGGTATGGAATGGTAGTGACTGGGTAAATGTAGGTAAGGTTCAAGGCATGGATGGTAACTACTATGAATACAGATTTGCTAGAAACAATAGTTGGGAAACTGCTCCTTAGTTAAATGCTGCTGAACGTTATCCTGCAGGTTGGAGTTCTACTGCGCCAGCATTAAGTAGTGGTAAAGTATTATGGGCTACATTTGCCCTTATTAAGGGTGGAGATAACGCATTAATAGAACAATGGTGTGATCCATACTATATGACTGGTATGACTGGTGATAATGGTGGTTCTGGTATTCCTGGAGTAGGTTATGAGGTTAGATACTGTAAAGGTACTGAAACTACATATACTGGTGAAGCTTGGAGTGACACTATGAAGCGTAAAAGAGATCCAGAAGGTTGGTCTATAGATGTTCCCGAGTTAGTTAGCGGTGATGAATATAACTATATATGGTTCATTCAGTGTAGAATAATAAACGATGAATTAGAATCAGGACAATATTGGTCTAAACCTAATCCTATGGGTGGTATAATTACTCCAGATCCAGTAGGTTCACAACCTATAGCATATCCTATGGGTATATATAGTACTAGTACTCCTTATATTAACGATGGAGAAAAAGCTCCTTACGTATATGATACTAGTGATGGTAACTATTACTTCTTGAAATCAGTAATGACGTGGATTGGTACTCAATAGAATAATGTATCTCCAGCTACAGATACATCTGGCGCATGGACTAAGTTAGAAGGATACGAAGCAATCTATACTGACTTACTTATTGCACCTAACTCATTAGTAGGTGGAGCTGTATTTAATAACAACCTGATGTTCTCACAAAGAGGTAAGAATGCTAGTGATGGTGATAGTTCTGAATATCATTTGATTAATACTTCAGATCCTATGAATACTTCTAACTCGTTTAGACCTAACTTCTTGCTAGACTTTGCGAATGGTGAAGCTTACTTTGGAGCTGGAGGTGTACGCTTAGCAGCTGATAGTTCTAACACTTCTATACAATTAGAATCTGGTAATGTATCTGGAGGTAATGGTAGTATTGCCACTATAGATATAGATGGAGCTACATTCCAAAAGGTAGTATCATCTAGCAATCCTGCAGCAAATAAAAGAGCTGAACTTAGTGTAGATGGACTGAGTATTAATATGGGCATACCTAAATTCTAGGTTAATGATGAAGGAATGTCTTACTAGCGTTATGCAGGATCTTCTACAGTAACAGATTTTAAGTTAGATACTACGGGAGCTATTACTATTGGACAAACTGGTTCTAACCACGCTATAATTGATAGTGGTAGTTTTTCATTAAAGAATAGCACTCTGGATAATATAGTTATTACTTATGATAATACTACTTCTTCCATAGTATTAAAGAATCCTACTGGTATAGATTCGTCTAGAATAGAGATAAAAGCTTTAGACGATGATGCATCAGAAGCTATTTCAGTAACCGCTTATGATTCTTAGGGTAATAACGCGTACATATCTCCACTAGGAGTAACTGTATCTGACGGTGTAAATACTCATATAGATATTATGAAACGTATGATTATGGTAACTAACTCTAGCGGTACGTATGTTGGATGGACTGGTACTAAAAGTGGTTTGCGTTTTTTAGGCGGGGTTTGTGTTGGTGAAGCTTAATTAAACTACTATGGATAAAGCAAAAGAATATATAAATAGTAAAACAAACTCTATACTTAAAACTAATATACTTAGGAACAATAGAGATGTTGTAGCAACCATAGTATACAATGAATTGACAGATTTATTGGAGTTTAGTAACACATCTAGTGTTACTACTCCTATAGATTCTGAAATACTAAAGAGATACTTACATTAGGTTAAACCACAATTATATAGTGGTATACCTATGAAACTCAAACCGTATTGTATTAAGTGTGGTTGTGGTAATGGATACTTTAGAGGATTATATGATCCTTATGTATTAGCATTGTTGACAGAGGATGCAGATCCTTGGTTATGGGAAGATAACGGTGTAGTACTGTTAGAATAGTAGAAAGAAAATAATTTGATTGGCAATGATAGCAAGAATTAAAGGTTTAAAGATTAGTCAAGCTTCAGAACGTACTGCTGTCACAGGATAGGAAATGATTCCATTCCAAGATGGTGAAAGAAATGGTAAGATCCGAATGATAGAGTTTAAAGATATGACTATGTATATCTTTGATCCTACTATCGTTGATAGTAAAGTAAGTCAAGAAGATTATGACGCATTAAAGCAAGCTATAGAAGAAGGTAAGCTTATCTATACTATTAACTCTAATAGAAATGGATTAGACTTAGCAACCGAAGTAGCTATAGTTGGTGGTACTATATACATTGAATCTCCTGACTTTATTAAAGAAGAAGGTACCAATAATATATCTCAAGTAGTATTTGATACTATTACTGTAGATGGTTCATTAAACTATAGTAAAGAACAATATACTACTACAGTTATTAAGACTACTGGAGATGGTACTAAAGTACTTACAGATAATGGTTAGTATGTATATATAGGTAATTTAGCATTAACTAATATTAAGTTTAAAGATGGTACTAATACGTCTACTTATGACTTAGTAACTAATGGCATCACTTTCAGATAGAATGCTACTCCTTGTGTATCATGGAATACCGTTAAAAGTGGTAACAATATCTATATGGATATACGTATAGCTAATGCCACTGCATCTATGGATGGTCTAATGAGTAAGGAAGACTATGTAGAACTTAATACTACTATACCTGGATAGATTGAAGATCTAAAGGAAGCTGACTCTAATCTAAGTAATAGAATAGATGATCTTGATGATAAGATTGATAAAGAGATTGCAGATAGAGAAGCTGAGATAGACCGTATAGAGAATAAGTTTGATGGAGTTACTGACAAGTTAGAGGAGGCTCTACAGAAAGAGATTGAAGATAGAAAAGCAGGCGACACTACTATTACTAATAGTTTAAATGCATTCATTAGTACTAAAGGTCAACCTAGTGGTTTAGCTGAATTAGACTCAACTGGTAAAGTTCCTGCAGCTCAATTACCATCTTATGTAGACGATGTATTAGAGTTCTCTACTAAAGCTCAATTCCCTCAGACTGGTGAAACTGGTAAGATATATGTAGCTAAGGATACTAACTTAACATATAGATGGACTGGTACTCAATACTTAGAGATTAGTTAGAGTTTGGCATTAGGTGAAACTCCTAGTACGGCGTATTCTGGAGATAAAGGTAAAGCTAATAGAGATGCTTTAAATAGTATGCCTACTAAGATTACTTCATATCTTACTCCTACTACTAGTACTGGTGAATTAGTTAAGATTAACTATAAGTATGCAGCTAAAGATGGTTTAAATTATGGTCCATTACAGGATGATAATATAGATATACCATCAGCTACAACTACTAATGCAGGTGCTATGTCTGCAATAGATAAAGGCAGATTAGATGACTTATATAATGAATTTGGTAGTATACAGAATCCTGGTGATAAGCTTGATTCACTACCTAATAACCTAGTTACTGGTGTAGATGCAACGTCTAGAAATGCAACTAGTGTAACTATTAACTATAAGCAATCTGATTTATCTGCAGCTAGTAATTCATATGCGAATCCTATTACTAAGTCATAGACTATACCTGCTGCTACACAATCTGCAGCTGGTGTAATGACTGCTACTGATAAATAGAACTTAGACGTCAATATACCTAATAGAATTACTAATCTAGATAATAGGGTAACTACTGAAGTAGATAGATTAGAAGAGCTTATCGAGAGCAGTTCATCCGAGATTACTAACGATTTGAATGTAGAGATTCAAGCTAGAAAGGATGGTGATAATTAGTTACAGACTAACATCAATAATCTGTAGTCTACTATGAATACAGAATTAGCTAAGAAGGTTGGTAAAGTAACCGTAGCTGGTTCTGGTAATGCTGTTACTACTGCATCTATTAGTGGCGATACTCTTACTCTAACTAAAGGAGCTACATATAATAACTATGTACATCCTGCTGGTTCTGCACCTAGTAAAGCATCTGGATTCTATAAGTTCTCTACTGATTCTACTAGTCATATAGCTAGTGTTACTGCTGTAACTAAAGCTGATATAACCGCACTAGGTATACCTGCATAGAATACTAATACTACTTATACATTTGCTAATGGTTCTGCTGGTAATTTCACAGTAACTCCATCTGGAGGTAGTGCATAGACTGTAAGCGTTGGTAAACCAGCTAATGCAGGTAATGCTGACACAGTTGGTGGTATTAGTCCATCTGCTTTTGTAAAGAAAGCTGGGGATACTATGACTGGTAATTTAACTGTAGGTAATACTAGTATGTATCCTTGTGTTATAGATACAAATGGATATTATAAAATTATGGTAGTACCCACTACAGGAAGTTGGAATAGAGGGTTTAGTATTGACAATCCTACTGCAGTATTGGCTAGATTTGGAGCATATGGAACAGGTCAGAGTCTTAACTATAGTTATGTAGGAACTTCTTTTGAAGCTAATAACACATGGCAGAGATGGAATTCATCAGGTTCTGTTATAACTGTACCAGCAACAATAAATCAAACTTCATCAGTAACTCCTTTAACTTTATATGGAACTGATGTTTCTAGTTATGTTTAGTTTATTAATAGCGGAGCACAAACTGCAGAAGTAGGGTATACAAATTTATTAGGAGCATATTTATACAATGATAAACTGACAACTCATCCATGTATATCATTAGGTAGAGTAGATAGTTTAGATGAAGGAGCAACTTTCTATTATGGAGGTACTCATTATAAATTACTCCATAAAGGTAATTATGCTACTGAGTTAGATAAAAGATACTCCCCATATACTGCATATAATTACGATAAGGGTTGTTTAGTAAAACTAAGAATACCATCTAATAGTAACACAATGGTAACAGTAAGAATTTTTGGTAATTCTTATGATAGTAAACCTCCATTTGATACAGTAATATAGTTTTATAACTATGACGACAATAATGAGATTTTACAACCTACTGGAGTCAACAACGGAACTAGCTTCGGTGATATAAAAGCATTTATACATCAAGGGTATGTTCATTTGTGGTTTAAATAGACAAGAACATATTAGACATTCCATGTTCATGCGTATACCAGTGCTTCAAAAGATAATCTAGTTCAAAGTATAACTAATGCTGCTATGCCTACTTCTGGAGTAGCTAGAGCAGTAACTATAACTCCTAAACAAGCTATATATGCTGGAGATGATATTATTGCAGCAGCTGGTGGTGTAAACATAGAGAACACAAGTGAAATAAATTCATACTCTGGTCATCTATATTTAAACAATAGAAATATGGATGGAACCAAAAATATTATAATGTGTGGTAATGGCGGAGGCGTTGTAATAGGTGGTACTACTACACCATCTCAAAAACTACATGTGTTAGGTGGTATTTCATCTACTGAAAAAATATACGCAGCCGGTGGTTTCTTCAAAGAATCTGATGCTAGATTAAAATCAGATATTAAACCTTTAGACTATACTTTAGAACAGATATGCGCTATACCTACTGTATCATTTATAATGAATGATTAGAAGCAAATAGGTACTATAGCATAGAACTTAGAGGAATTAGGTTTTGAAGATATAGTAACTGAAGGTGATACTCTTAAATCTGAAGTAAATAACCCTGAACAGTTTGAATCATTCACTAAAGATGGTGAAGAGTATGTTAAGGTTAAGAAGGTAGAGTATGAAATGTTAGGTGTATTAGCTATTGAAGGAGTTAAGATGCTTAAGGATGAGATTGAAAAGCTTAAAGCTGAAATAGAAACTTTAAAGAATAAGCAGCATGAGTAATGAAATAGCAACATATTCTATGATATTAAGTAAGCTTAGTCTAGGTTAGAGTGGGACAGAATGTCCTACTAAGACCTAGATTTTAGCTATTAATTCATTGATAGTCATTGATAATGCTTCTACTTATGGAGCTAATGAATGTGTAAAGATAGATGATATACGTAAGAAGGTAGAGACTTGGAATTACTATTTAACAGTATCTCCTACGAGTATGTCATTTGGAGCTGGCGGTGGTAGTAAGTCTTTTACTGTTAGTTCTTATAAGAGAAAAGTATTAGATGGAGTAGAATAGAGTGGTGATATCAGTGTATCATTAAAGTCTACTACTATATCTGGTACTGGATTCTCTTTAAGTGGAACCACCGTAAGGGCTTCTGCTAATAAAGGTACTTCAAATAGAACAGGCACAGTTACTATAACTTAGAATGAGTCTAATAAGACAGCTACTATTAGTCTGTCACAAAGTGGAGATACTATTAGTTCATATGGAGAATGGACTATATCTGTATCAGCTAGTCCCACTAGTGTATCTAGTAGTGGAGGTACTTCTACTATTACAGCTAGTGCTAAGAGAACCGTATATTGGGCTAGTGGATATGTTACTGAAGAAACAGGTAATCCTACATTATCTACTAACTTAGGTAGTCTTAGTAGTACGGCTTCACCTAGTACTTTAACATTAGGAGAGAATACATCTACATCTAGTAGAACTGCAACTATTAAAGCAACTCACGGTGGTAAATCAGCTACTTGTACAGTTACTCAAACCGGATATACTCCACCCGCAGATAATTATGTATTTACTTGGGAAGGTGGTAGTACATCAGACGTTAGCACAAGCTTCCCATGGAATTTCTCTACTAATGGAACTGCTGCTAATATATCAGTAGTATCTACTAAGAATGGTAGTAGTCAATCTTGGAGTGTGTCTAGTAAACCTAGCTGGATAACTACTTCTACTACTAGTAGTAAAGTGACTATCAGTGCATCTGATAATAGCGGATCTGCAAGAAGTGGAGAAGTAGTATTAACTCAGAGTGGTTCTGGTAAGACACTTACCGTTAATGTTAGTCAAGATGCATACGTAGCAGATACGTATGTATTTACAATAACACCAAATACATATGATGCTTCATATAGTAATACCTCTTTCATACCAAGAACAGTATCTACTAAGAATGGTAGTAATATAGGCTATAGTTTAACTTCTGGTGGTACTGATTGGGTAGTTGTATCTACAACTGGAAAAATAACTGTAGAGATACTGAGAAACACTACTTCTAGTACTAGAAGTACTACTCTAGTATTTACATAGAATGAATCTGGTAAGACTCAATCTATAGAGATAACTCAAAGCGGTTATACTCCTACATATACGTTTAACGTAACTCCAACGAATTTAAGTGTAACTGCAGCAGAAACTAATGAGACTCTTACAGTGAATTCTTATAAGACTGTACTTAAAAGCGACGGTAGTGAAACTACAGAATCTCTAGATTACGAATTCTCGTCAGATACAAGTTGGGTTAATGCTGCGAGAACTACAACCAACACTACGTATATAACTATAGCAGAAAACTTAACAGTTGCTAAGAGAAATGCTAAGATTACTTTAACTCAAGCAGAGAGTGGAGCTCAAGCATTTGTAAATGTTATTCAAGATGGGAAAGCAGAAGTAGTTAATAAATTAACTTTGAATAGTCGTACGTATGATAATTGTTATTTATTCCTTTCAGGTACTACACCAGTAGGATCTAATGGTTGGGACTACTTCATGTTCATGGCAAATACTTCTCTTAATTGGTATGCAAGTCGTGGTATAACAGTTAATGGAGGAACTGCATACGCCGGTAGTCTAGTAAATATATATGTATATTCGAGCGGTAGCTATAAGTTAGTAAAGTCATTTTAGTTGCAATTAGGAGAACAGACAGTTACCTACTAATGAACCCATACTTAGCACATATGACAGATAGAGAATTGTTGGAGCAGATATATCTTCTGCTCCTTCAAATCAACGTGAAGGTAAGTGAGATAGATAATGATACTAAACAATTTGGTATGAACGTAGCAGCCAATCTAGTTGGTGATGCCCTAATGATGAATAACAATGATGCCGAGAGAAGAAATAATTAAACAGCTTAAACCTTACTTTGATGTAAAGGAATTAGTATGCAATCACATATATAGTAGGTTTGGAGAACAATCATGGATGTTCTTAAGTACTTAGTTACTACATGTGTTACTGTGTCTACGTACTGATATTTTACGAATGCCAATGCATATTAATACGAGTACTATGCATCAAAGGGGTATGCGTTGCAACCTGTGTCCTTTAGTAAAGAGTAAGAAAGGAGTATATGTTAGCGGGCACTGTTTTGATAAAGATACAGAGGTTTTGACTAACAACGGTTGGAAGAAATATTATAACATATTAAATTCTGACATGTTGTTTACATATAATATATAGAATGATTCTATAGAACAGAAGCCTATAGATGGAATAATAAGATATGATTTCGATGGAGAACTGTTATGTGCAGAGAATCAACATATTTCTTATGCAGTAACAGATAAACATAGAATGATAGTTCAAAATCAGACAGGAAAATACAAACGTGTAACTAATAAGGTTATCAGTGAGAAATGGTAGAACTATTTAAATAGTCTGAAAAAGAATAACGGTTATCATATAGAACTAGCAGATTCAATACACGGTAGTAGAAAATTATTTAAAACAGCAGGTTTATCTTCTTGTAATAATGAATATGATATTAATCTGCTCCGTTTCTGTATGGCTGTAATATCAGATGGATATTTAGAAATAAAAGGAAATTGTGTAGCGTATAGATTTAATTTAAAGAAAGAAAGAGATAAAAAAGAATTAGAAGATATATTATCCGCTCTACATTGGAACTATACAAAAAATTATAGTAAAAGTCACGAAAAGAATGGATGCCAAGGTGTATACTCTTATTATATTAACTCTACTACAGGATGTCAAGTTAAGTAGATTATAGGCCTAGATAAAAAGATTCCTTTGTGGTTCTTATCTCTTAAACCAGACATATTAAAGCAGCTAATAATTACATACGCTAAGTTTGATGGTACTTTTGACAATAGAGATAATAATAGTGGAATCACTATATACTCTACTGATGATTATAATACAGATATTTTACAAATAATGTCTATATTATGTGGAATGAGATGCGTAAAGAAACATGAAAAAAACGTATAGGTAAATATTCGTGGTTGCAGTTATAATGTAAAAGACTTTTATAAATTGTTTATAACTTAGACTAAAGACTGTAGTGACGTACAACGTGACTGTTATTATACTAAAAAGTATAAAGGAGTAGTATGGTGTGTTAATAATGAAAACACAACTCTAATAACTAGGCGTAACGGAAAGGTTGTATTTATGGGGAATTGTACAGGTAATGCTATTGACTTTACTTGTGATGATAAGACTGCAGAAGAAATAAGAGAGATAATAAAGGCTAAACCTTTGTTATTACCATGTAAAGTACGTTTAGAGGATGGTGTATCGTGGGTTCATATCGATGTATATGATGATGGCACAGAAGATAAAATAACAACATTTAAAGCATAATATATGTTACAGAGAGAGATAGTTAGATTTAGAGTATCAGATACGTAGCCTAATCCTCTAGAAGTAGATTATTGGATTGACGTTACATCTAATTACTATGGTGGTTGTATTAGATACTATCGTAATGATACTAATACATGGGAGATGCTAGATCTGAATGATAAGCAAGTAGATGCTAGCATTGATTATATTAATAAAGCTCTTGATTAGATAGAACAGTTTATTAATGATTCTATAACTGAAATCAGAAATGAATTAGCTGAGTTTAAAGATGAACTGAAAGAGGAAGTTAATAAACTGTGGTAGTATATTAATCAGAAAGTAGAAGAGTTAACTACTCAGATTAGTAATATTAGAAATGAAATTAATGGTAAAGTTACTGACCTTACTAAATTAATTAATCAAGAGATTGAGAATAGAACTAATGCAGATAATAACTTACAATCCCAAATTAATGAGCTTAAACAGTTAATTACTAATGCACAGAAGGCTATTGATACTCACGCTGCTAGAAGAGATAATCCTCATGTAGTTACTAGAGCTCAATTATCATTAGCTACTACTGATAGTGTTGTGTTTAATAAAGTAAGTGCTCCTAGTGGGTTCTTTAAAGAGTAATAGTTATGAATAAATGTGACGGTATAAAGATATTGGAGCTGGATCCTAAGCGTATACTAGAAGGAAACGAATACATGGTAATAGCAGAGAAGGATTAGAACTTTAAAGCTCCTATTAACTAGATTGTTGATTTAGTAATTAATGATGGTAGACTTAAGGACTACATAGATGCTACTGTAGAATTTTCAATAGGAGATTTCAAGAATGAAGTTAACCAAAGTATATCAGAACTTACTAATAAGATAAACAACTTAGATAGTAAGATAACTACTGTTAATAATAGAATTACTAATCTTGAATCTAGTATAAATGATATTGAGCAGAACATAACTAGCATTAACAATAAGATTACTAATATTGAGAATAATCTTGGTAATGTTGGTGAATTACTTGATGAAGAGTATATCACTTAGCTAATAAATAAACTTATTAGTGAGAATAAGATATCTGTATTAGATCCAGTACAACAGGCAATGAACAAAGGTACTGGCGTTGTTTTAGCATTACCTAGTGCTAATAACGGTAAGATATCATTACCTATATGGACTGGTACTGAAGCTCAATATAACTAGCTTACTAAAGTAGCAGGTATGACTTATAATATTATTGATGAGGAGAGTGAGTAATGTTAGAGTTAGGTATAGCAGGGGAACGAGCGGTTCCCCTACAAAAGAGAACTGTAGGCAATACTAATATATCTGATGTATTTGATGGTTAGAGTCACATATGGCCTACTAGGGATGATGTAGCTTACTTCTATGATTTCAATAGTATATAGTTGAGATTCATATGGACTAATTCTAACGGTAGAGATTTTGATACCGGTACTAACATCACTAACGCTCCTAGTATCCCTAGTGAAATAGTAGGATGGCGTTGGGGTTCGTCTGAAAATAGAACTCAACCGTTTTTATACTGGGGAGGCGATAACACTCGATCTGGAGCAGAGTGTGTAATGGTAGACATTAAATCCATACAAGATGTATATACTAATGATCCTAGTTTAACTATGCCGGAATAGTTAATTGTATAGCTTAGAGGAAACTGGTTTGGAGATAAAAATGACGGTATTGTGACTGTTGAATGTACTGCTTATAAAGGAGGAGTTATAGTAAAAGCATATCAAATGAAGGGTAGTGATATGGGAGTAACAGGTCAAACATTTGTATTCGCTGATAAAGATGGTTGGGTGTCTGAAGAAGGTATGCCTAATAAAATATGGGTTGGAGAGGCTGTTAAATACGTTGATAGATGGTATAAAATTAATCCTGTAGATGATAGCGTAGAAGGTATGCCCAATTTAACGATATAGAGAGACTTTACACATAAAAGTACTTTAAGTACTTCCGTTAATGGTTATGTTACATTTAATGGTAAATAGTATAAGACATGGAATGATTAGACTAATGTAGACGGAGATATAATAATAGGATCTGTTAGATGTCTGAATACTGATACTATGACTGAGGAAGGATAGATTAAAGTAATCGCTATGAATGAGAATGGCACTATATACAACGATAGTATAAGTACTACATTCAGATATGGATATGTAGCGGGTAATAGTGAAAAGAAAGGTCAGCAGTTTATTAGGAGTTATGTAAGCAGTAGAGACGGTTAGGCAGCAGATGAGGAATTTGCTGTAGTTAATTACTTTGATAAGACTGAAGCTGGTCAAGTTGTAGCATTAAATCCAATAACATAATGAAAACAATATTGTATATTTCAATGATGAATATACGAGATAGAAAGAATACGATACTCCAGAACAGGAGATTATTTAATTATTAAATATTTGCAAATATGGTTAAACAAGAAAATCCTAATTTCATAGCATCTAAGTATGCTCCAAATCCTAAAGAGGTTTCTTACTGGATTGACTTAGCAACAGATAGTACTGGTAATGTTATTAAGTCATATAGTCCTGATCTTAAGAAGTGGATACCGTTAAATAGAGATGCTAATGTAGACCAATGGACTCACATTAAAGAGATTGTTCAATCTGTTGGTTTAAACTATGATAAGAATAGTGACATTATATCTCTGCCTGATAATAGTAGTAATAACTATTTTAAAGGTAGTAGTATAGTAGATGCTATTAATAAAGGTGATGCTGCTGTAAAAGCTCAAGTAGATAGACTGGATACTAAGATTGATGATGTAAATGAAGACTTACAAGACTTCAAAGCATTAAAGGGCCAACCTAATGGTCTTGCTGAACTTGATGGTAATGGTAAAGTACCTGCTAGTCAATTGCCTTCATATGTTGATGATGTAATGGATGCATATGCTACTTATACTGTATCTCCTACTGGAGTACTTTAGAATATACAGTTATACGCAGATGCTGAACATGAAACTCCTATAGTAGGTGAAAGAGATAAAATATATGTTAATGTAACTCCTGGTGAAGTAAGCTATCAATTTAGATGGTCTGGTTCACAATGGGTACACATCGATTCTAATGCTATTATCATTGGTGATATTACTGGTACTGCTTATGATGGTGGTAAGGGTAAAGCTATGGAGAATGTAGTTAACTCTATGCCTGATAACTTGCTGAGTACATTCCAATTAGACTAGACTGATGTTAATAATATCACTATTAGTCTTACTGGAGTAGAAAAGAGCGGTGGTAAGTATATAGAGTCTACTTTATCTAATATTACTATTACTCCTGCTACTAATACTGTTGCTGGTTTAATGACCGGTGCTGAGAAAATAGCTATTAATGAAACTCTTCCTGATGCAATTAATGATGAAAAAGTTGCAAGAGAGAATGCAGTGAAAGAACTTAAAGCTAAGGACACAGAACTGCAAGGTAACATTGATAGTTTAGAAACATCTTTAAATCAAGATATTACAGAGCTTAGAAGTACAATACTTAAAGTAAATGATAAAGTAGGTTTAACTGAAGCTAATGAAATGCCTGATTTATCAAGTACTAATTACTTAGCAGATAGTCCTAGTGCTATAAGTGCAGCTGTTACTCTTGATGAAGAGATTGGTAAGCTTAGTAGAAATGAGAATGAACTGTGGTATGGAGTTAAGTTTGACTTAGCTAATAGTTCTAGTCCTGATGGTGTACGTACTGGTAATATGGAAATGCATAAAACACTTCCTATCCAGAGTAAGATGAGAGGATGTACTATTAACAATGTTGATAACGTTAAGAAATATTTAAAAGCAGATGATTGGACTAAGTGGGAAGATGGTACGGTTATAGCTCAAGATAGCAGCTAGATTTCACCTGAAATGATGGTAGAAATACCTGAACACTATAGACTATTAGTGGCTACTCCGGATAATACCGTTGAGGTTCGTATGAGTGAATATAATCTTCCTGGTTATACTAAGGTAGAAAAGAAATATATAGGGGCTTATGAAGGAATAACATCTGAAACTCTACCTAATCTATTACGCTCCATAAATAATACAAAATATAAACCTAAGGTAAGTACTACTAGAAACCAATTCCAAGCATTTGTTAGAGAGAATAGTCGTACTAACAACTGGAATATCTATACCTATGGCGCACATAGAGATCTTACTTGGTTGTTCGTAGTAGAATATGCTACATTGAATAGTCAGAAAGCATTTAATGCTAATTTAACTGCAGAAGGTTATCATCAAGGTGGTTTGGGTGATGGAGTAACTTCAGGAACTGTAACTGTAAATGGAGCTACTACTTATTCATTTGTACCTTGCGGTACTACTAATTCATTAGGTAACGGTACTGGTATAATTGAATATACTCATACTAATACTAATGCTGAAGGTGGATCTACTGGTACTAAAACAGTTAATGTTCCTAGATACCGTGGTATTGAGAATCCATTTGGTCATGTATGGAAGAATGTAATTGATATAGTAGTTGCTGGTACTGATAATAGTGTATACATCTGCAAAGATTATACTAAGTTTGGTACATTTGAAGGAGGAACTAATCCTACTGCAGAGCAATTAATTGCAGCAGGTTATGAATTACAAGACTTTAAAGAAAGTACAATTACTAGTCAATATGTAAAAAAACTCGTTAATAATAATTAGGCAGATCTATTCCCAACTGTAGTAGGAAATGGAGCTAGTGCTACAATTTATTATTGTGATTATCACTGGACTAGTGCTACAGCTACACCTAGAACTCTTCTAATCGGCGGTAGCTCGGACTATGGGTCTGGTGCGGGTTTGTTCTCTTTGACTTCTCGCAATGGGTTGGGCCTTTCCAATGATCTTGTCGGGACTCGAATTACCTTCTATGGTGAACCGGCATTGCCAGCTGCTCCAGCTACATTAGAGTTAAATGATGAGGATTATGAACAATTGGATTCTATAGAATCTGAAGAAAACTGGTTTTAATTAACCAATAAAAGGTTGCAGTCGTGAGTAAATCAGCAGTAACTCAGACAATGAGTCTAATGCAGGTTTGTTCAATTTGAATTCTAACAATGAGTTAGACAATTCCAATGCTAATGTCAGGACACTGAAATACATAAAAAAATTATAAACTGACAAAAAATCAAGGGCTGAACCTTACCTCTTGGTAAAATATGACATGCTTCTTGAACGCATTGGTAACGAAAGTGAAGATGCGTGAAGGTATTTCAGAAAATATTATTTATGAAGAGATATAATAATTTATTCGATAAGATTGTTAGCTTAGACAATTTATATTTAGCAGATAAGAAAGCTAGAAGAAATAAATCTAGTAGAAAAGATATCAAAGAGTTTGACTAGAATAAAGAAGAATTACTTAAAAAACTATAGCAGAATTTAATTAACGGTACGTATAAAACTTCTGAATATAATACATTTATAATTAGAGAACCTAAAGAAAGATTAATATTTAGATTACCTTATTATCCAGATAGAATAGTACATCATGCTGTAATGAATATAATGGAACCTATATGGGTATCTATCTTTATTAAAGATACTTATAGTTGCATTAAACACAGAGGTATTCACGAAGCATTACATAATGTTAAAGAAGCTTTAAAAGATGTAGATAATACTACTTATTGTCTTAAGTTAGATATCAGAAAGTTCCATCCTAGTATAGACCATGAAATATTAAAGAGCATAATAAGAAAGAAGATAAAGGATTAGAAGTTATTATAGCTATTAGATGAGATAATAGATTCAGCAGAAGGTGTACCTATTGGTAATTACTTATCTTAGTTCTTTGCTAATCTGTATCTTACTTACTTTGACCACTGGCTTAAAGAAGATAAATAGGTTAAATATTACTTCAGATATGCAGATGATATAGTAATACTACATAAGGATAAAGAGTATTTACGAGAACTGTTTGAAGAAATGAAATAGTATTTAGATACTTTAAAATTAACTTTCAAAGATAACTATTAGATATTTAAAGTAGAAGACAGAGGTATATCTTTTGTAGGTTATGTAATAAGGCATGACTATACTTTAGTAAGAAAAAATATTAAGCGTAGCATGTGTAGGAAAGCTGCTAGATTAGGTAGAAAGAAAAACATTACAGTAGAAGATTACAAACAAGAAATGTGTAGTCATATAGGTTGGCTTAAGCATTGTAATGGTATTAACTTACTAAAGAAGATATTACGCTATAAAGAGCTATTAGTTTATGCAAGAAGATTTTCAAAATAGAAACTTTAAATAAACCTTATCGTTATATAGTTATAATCTCAAACGGAATTTCGAGCCCTCTCAGATTTTACTCCCCTTTTAATCTGTTAGGGCTTATTTGATTTTTATTATCAGCTATTATCCATGAATTACCAACAATTAGGAGAACCTACTATGTCAATATTTAAGAACGTGTTCAGTAGTGCGGATAAATGCGTAGCTTCTGTTATAACTGGGCTACTTTCTATATTCGCGCCTGTATGGGTTCCTATCACTGCTGTCGGTGCATTGATGCTACTTGATGCTATCTATGGTTATAAAGTCTCTAAAAAATATGGGCATCCTAAGATTGAATCGCATAAAGCATGGAAAACTATATGGAAGACTAGAGATGCAGCAGTAGCAATAACTAGTGCGTCAATAATAGATTAGCTGGTAGTAACCTCTATTAACCTGCATGCTGTAGAAATAGTAGCAGGAATGATAGCCTTAGTTGAGTTTTGGTCGTTACTAGAATCATTTAGCGACTTATATCCTCAATGGAAGATATGGAAAATACTCAAGAAGGTTATAAAAGCAAAAGGAGAGAAATATTTAGATATATCATTAGATAAAGAATTACCAGATGATTCCAATACTAAAGTTGATAGTTAATTGGTTTACAAGGAATTTCAGAGCAGTCGCAGTAGGTTTAGTTAGTTTACTTATTGCGACTGTTTTTGTTTAGAATCATTAGCTACAGAAAAAGAATAAAGAGATTGACAGAATAACTAACAATATTAGAGCTTACGAGCAATTAGCATCCTAGAAAGAATAGTTAAACAGAGTACTATAGCTTACTATAGAAGAACTAAATACTAGTAATGATAGTTTATTAAAAGAAGCTAAGGATGCTTAGAAAAAGCTTAAAATCAAAGACAAGAACCTAACTAATGTAAATGTAATCAATACTGAGATTAAAGACTCTGTTAGAACTATTATAAAACACAAGCTAATAGATTTTGACGAAGAACTTAAAATTAATCCATTAACAACTATCATAGTTAGTAGAAAGGACTCAATCCTTAAAGCCACATTAGATATTAAGAATCAATAGATTCTATTTGTAGAAGAGAAGAAGGAATACAAGAACAAGTACCGTAATGGCTTCGTTAGGTTCTTCCATTTTGATTGGAAGAAGATGCGTACCAAAAAATATCAGATAGTTAACAGTAATCCAATAATCAAGGTAACCAATACTCGTATAATTGAGTTACCTAAATAATAATCAATATATTCAATAATATTAATCAATAATAATATGCATAGAATATTTCGTGTAAAGGCTTACGAAGCAGAACACGGTCCTCATTTCAACGAGGAACATGCCCGTAAAGCTGTAAGTAAAATGGAAAATGAGGATGGTACTCGTGGACCGCATTGGTCTATAGAGGAAACTACCGCATTAGCCAGTCAGTACGGAATAAATCTGGGTAGCAGATTTAACCGTTATGATTGGTTCGTAGCACTTAACATGGTTTATTCTGATTACTATAAAGTAATTATAAGTATGACTAACTCTAATAGTACTAAGCATTTTGTTGAATTGGCAAAGGCTTGGATCAATGATAAAGACATTGATGAAGGTAAGATTATGTTATTCAATCAATTAAATATAGGTGACAAGGTATATATAATAGAAGTAGTTGGTACATTCAAGAAGACTACTGAGTATAATGAAGGTTCCGTTACTCAAGTAAGTTCAATATATGATGAGCCACTACCACCAGGATAGTTCCCTATGCCTAATCAACCCAGAAAGAAAGTAGTAGATATAACTATATAGTGTAATGGAGAGACTAAGAAGTTTACTATACCTGAGAATAAATCAGTTATAACAGATAATTCTATAGGTCTTACTATATCTACTGATAAACAAGAAATTATAAATATAGTACGTAATCAATACGATACATATAAACAAAGAAAAGAAGCCATAGCTAAATGCGATGAAGAGATGGCTAAGTGTTAGGCTCTCCTAAATAGGTTAGGAATAAATGATAAGCCTGCAAAAGAGAATGATGAGATAATTGCTTTACAAAAAGAAGTTAACGAATTAAAAAATATAATAAGGAAAGCTAATTAGATGGTACCACCACCTATGAAGGAAATGCTCCCTTAGGATATGAAGAATGCAATGGATAAGGTTGGTCAATAAGATCAACCTTTTTTATTTTAAGCCCTTTTAAGACCGCTATTACTTAAATTAAAGGATTGTATTACTAATAATAGAAAGTGCCTATAACAGCCTTAAAATGCGTTATATGGCTTATAACGTTATTAGAAATAAGATATGACACTTAACTAGTTAATTGATAATATTCTACTTATTGCTCGCAATAATAATATTGCAGAGTCTGAGCATTTAAGTAGAGCACAAATTGAAAAGTGGATTATAGGTTACAGAGCTATGTTAATAAAGCAAGACATAGATAAAGGAAGAGATATAAACGAATTATATCTTACTACTATAGAACCTATCCATTTAGATCGTGAAGAAACTGTACCAGGTTACTTTACTTATGTAGGAGATAAAGAACTCCCTAAGTTAATAGACTTTAACTATAGACCTGGAGTAATAAATGTACGTGATATGTTTGGTAATATAATTTAGATAGGCAGTCGTACTAAAGCTAAATTATAGAAGTATAGAAAAGCTACATGTAAAGACTATATTGCATGGGTTAAAAACAATAGAATATACGTAGATGGAGATTCTAATCAGCTAGAGTATATCAGTGTAGATGTAATAGCTGAAGACCCTACAGAGCTTAACGCTTGCTTTGATCCAGATAGTGAGTTCCCTATACCATCTGCAATGATACCAACTATTACATAGATGATATTAGAGAGAGAATTACGTTTTATGATTACTATGCCTAGTGATGATACCAATGATGCGCATGATGATACATAGAACAGAGTTAGTGATAAATAATTGATGTATGAAATATTAGAGAAAGAGCTATACTACTACTGATTTCTATGAGAGCTATAAATAGTACATAGAGCCTAATACGCCATATGATATTGACTTATAGACGTATAAGAACATTATTAATGACTATTTTTAGTACATTAGAGATGAAGTAATGTACAATTGTAAAGAATTCAAGTTTCCATGTAGATTAGGTACTTTACAAATCATTAAACATCAGCCAAAAGAATTTACAGGCAAAAGTCTTAGATGGGACTGGAAAGCTACAAAAGAAACTGGTAAGCCTGTATACCTACTTAATGACCATAGTAATTATTATAAGTATAGATTCTTTTGGTCAAAGAAAGATAGTCTACTTACTAATAAAACTAAGTATTAGTTTATAGCTTCAAGAGATAATAAGAGGGACCTCTGTAAAATAATTAAAAATCGTATAAGAGACTATATAGAATTATGATAAACAACAGAATGATATCCTCTAAAACTGTAATAGCAAAGGCTATTGCAGATTTCAATTTATAGGAGGACTAGATAAGAATATCAGATTGGAAGGAGTGGCTGCTTGAAGGAATGCTTAAGATTGGGGCTATATAGTAGTTTGAACATAAAGTAGAAATACTTCCAATAGAATGTCATCAAGTATCGTTGCCGTGTGATTTATACAAATTAGATTAGGTAGCGTACTCATACTGCTGTAATGGAGGATGGTTACCTATGAGAAAAGCTACATCTAGTTTCGGTGTATCTCATGATAATCAATGTTGTAGTAAGGCTTGCATGTTAGTACAGGATGTTGCTATGTTTCCATTAGTTAAGAATATGTTTAATCTTACTAATGATAGAGAAGCATTAGACAAGTTAAATGAGGATAACAACCTTAGAGAAACATTAAGCGTATTGATAAACTAGAATACCGTACCTACAGCAAACGGTAGATATCTAGGTAACAGAATAGGGCATAAAGATGGTACTATGTATAGTTATGATTTATAGTATATGACCAAACCTGGTTATATAATGACTAATGTACCTAGAGGATACATTAAGATATCCTATTATGCTATATATACTGATGAAGACAGTATGCCAATGATACCGGATTTAGAATCTTATAAAGAAGCTTTATTGTGGTATCTAGGAGTTAAACACTTTTATCCTCTAAAGTTAAAAGGGTAGATAAGCCAATCAGACTACTACGATATGAGGAATAGTTGGAATTTTTATCGCAAATAGGCCTACGCTGAAGCCATGTCTCCAGGACCAGATGAAATAGAATCGATAAAGAACACCTGGCATAAGTTGTACCCAGAGATGAACGACCACGATACTTTTTTCAGTACTAGTGGCGAAGAACAGATATTATATAACCAAGATAGCGCATTAAGATTGATATGATAAGTAATACTGCACAAGTTAATACATTTACGGGTGGTCTTAATATGGACTAGGACGTAAATTTGATACCGGATACTCAGTACAGATATGCTGAGGATGTCCGTGTTGTCACCAACGATGGAGGAACTACAGGAGTATTACAAAGTATAGAGAACCCTAGAAGATACGATACTATTATACCTAAAGATGAGACTATAATAGGTACTACTACTATAAATGACATTGCAGTAGTAATAACTAAAACATCTGATAATATTAATAAGATATACAGATTAATGGGGTTTGATAGTAATATGCCTCAAATTAAATTAGTATGTAAAGGAGCTCTAGGTTTATGTGAAGATTTATCTAAAAATCCTACACTAAGTATTGTAGGTAACTATGAATCAGATACTAATATAAAAATATACTTTACTGATGGAAACAGTCCTATTAAGATTGTTAATATGATGAGTAATGATTTTATAGACAATTCTAATCTTATAGATGAGAATGGAAATATAATTAATCCTGGCTCATTAGAAATAACACCTGTAGCAAGTTTATTGCCATTTAAGTTCCGTTGGTTATCTGAAGGTAATCTTAAAGCTGGAATGGTAACATATTGTTATCAATTATTTAATGTACACGGCACTGAGACTGTTACTTCTCCAATGAGCGAGTTAATTCACTTAACTAATAGTGTAACTAGTCAAGGTAGTTCTGAATATAAAGGCACTGGTCTAAATAAAGCATCAAATAAGTCAGTAATGCTATCTACTGAGTTATCTCTCTAGGACTTTGATAAGTTAAGAGTAATTCGTATATTTTATGAATAGAATAATGCTACTCCTACTATTAGTATAGTAGATGAGATAGATATACCAGATGGTCAGACAAATATACAGTATGTAGATTATGGAGCTACTTTAAGTAATATATCTGTAGATGAATTCAATGCTATGACTGGTTATCAATTTATAGCGTAGACTCTTGCAAAAATGCAAAATAGATTATTTGCAGCTAATGTAACAGAGAATACTTGGATACCAGAAGATGAAGATGGTAACGATTATGATGCTAGAGCTTACAGAGCTAACTCAGAAGGAAGTGTATAGCTGTTATCTAGTCTAGATAGTAATAATATTCGTATATCTATAACAGATGATGAAGCTATTAAACGTATTCCTACTACTCACGATTGTATAAATCCATTTAATAATGTAAAGTATACAAAAGATGCATCTAATTCTTAGAATACATATATATACAATAAAGATGGTGAATTAGGTGGTTACGGTATTAATATAGAGTATTCCTTTGTAACTACAGATATAAATCTAAGTAGTAAACAAGATAAGTTTAGATTGGATCAATCCTGTAGTATGGATGTACCTACTGTTAGAAATAATACTAGGTATATAAACAGGGGTGATAATAAAATGCCTGAAATAGTACAGCCTACTGAAGAGCAGAAGAATAATCCATATATACCTAATTATGCTGATCCATATATAGCCGCTAATTATAGAGGATACTAGAGAGATGAAGTATATAGATTTGGTATAATATTCTATAATGATAAATCTGTAGCTTCTCCTGTACTCTGGATAGGTGATATTAGAATGCCTCATGCTTCTCAAATGCCTCCGTTTAGATATGAGAACAATACACTTATAGGTAACGCTTTAGGTATAGAATTTAAAGTAAAGAAAATGCCTGTTGGCGCAGTAAGTTATGAAATAGTTCGTTGCGATAGAACTGAGCGTGATAGAACTGTGCTTATGTAGACTATAGGTAGTTACGTATATGAGTATAGAATTCAAGAGTAGGATAAGTGGGTTGGTCAAGGATCTGAATTAGATAGTAGTTTAGAAATGAGACCTACACCTTTCTTTTGTAGTTTGATTGGTGAACAATTAGCAATATCAACAGGTACTGCAGAGGATGTAGGTAATTTTTCTCTTACTATGAGGGCAAATGATTATATACGTCTTGTATCTCCAGAGATATGCGTACAAGGGGATGATGTAACTAGATTATTTGAAGGAAGTGTGTACTTAGATGGAATCGGTTCATACTATTCTCCATTTGTTGGTGGAAAGGTAAACGATAGTAAATTTGATGATTTTAAAGACAACTATACTAATGGTAATACTATAGGTAACAGTGTAAGCCGTAGTATATTCGCTGCAGCAGATTATGTTACTCAGATAAACGACGAAGTATTACAGCAAGATACCGTACCCTATGTAGGCTATGGTAGAAGATGGGATCTTAATGTATTAGCAGTAGGATTTCCTTATTAGGATAGTAGAGGCAAGAAGGTATATCGCGGAGCATCTATAGCTAAATACTTTGTTCCAACTTTTGGTCAGTCTCAAGATATATCATACATAGAAGACGCTAAATATCCACCTAATATAGACTATAATATGTATGGAGCTCCTGATGTTGTAGCTAAAAGAATAAATGTTGGTAATAGAACTTATACTAATTATTCTATGTCTGATTTTATTCATAATGACAATCAATCATTACAAGGTCCAGCTGGTCCATGTATCATAGCTCATGTACCTGAATTAAGTAAAACATTTGCAGGTTTTAATAGTGTACCTACTAACAAATATCCAGAGCTTCATCCATTTGATTCTACTAATGCTATTCCTGTATTTAATATTAAACGTGATGGCAATTCTATATATGGTGGTAATACGTTTTCATCCAGACAGAATTCTGTATACATAAGTATAGCAGCGCACGACAGCAAGTATGTATTTGGAGGAGATACTTATTTAAGTCTATTAGATTATCCTAATACTATGCTATTCCAATTACCTGACGCTAAGGAATGGGATGGAATGAAGAATTACATAGGAGCTTATATACCATTTGAGAGTACTATTAATATGAATTTATTTCACGGTGACTAGATTCATAGAACTGTAACTCGTTCAAACTTTGCAGATTCTTGGTTATAGTTAGAACCTACATAGATGCAAGATATACACGTATAGGATCTTCCTTACTTTATATATAACTCTGTTTACTCAGCATAGAATACTGGTAAACTGTATGTACCTAATTCTATGTATGCTGATAAGGATGTTAAATATACCAACAGAATATTAACATCACAGGCTAAAACCAATAATGAAGTAGTAGATCAATGGTCTAGATTCAAAGTAGCTGATTACTTAGATGTAGATAATCAATGGGGTAGCATAACTAACCTTAAAGTATTTAAAGACAGACTGTTTTATTTTTAGAATACAGGACTGGGTATAGCATCTGTTAACGAAAGGTCACTCATTACTGATGATAATGTTAATCAACTAGTATTAGGTACTGGCGGTATACTTAGTAGATTTGATTATGTAACTACTACTAATGGTTCTTCTATTAAGAACGATAAGAGTATAATTAATTCAGATAATGTACTATATTGGTATGATTATGATAAGAATGAGTTATGTTCTTATACAGGACAAGTAAGTTAGCTATCTAAAGAAAAACAAGTACAATCTTACTTTAATAAAAACATTAAGGAAGATAGAACAAAAGCTATGTCCTTGTTTGATAAGAAATATAATGAGGTGTGGTTTAATATATTAAACAAACCGTTAATATTAAATGAGCAGTTAGGTAGATTTACATCTTTCTATACATTTAATCCTAAATGGTCGTTACCTATTTCTGATAGAGTAGTAGCAATAAAGGATAATGAACTACATACTTTACATGATACTGGAGTAATGGGCTTAACTCCTTTAGATAGAAAAGCTAAATTATAGTTAGTTGTCAATAAAAATGCTCCTTATACTAAAGTATTTGATAATGTTAGATTACAAGGAGAATTTAGAGATGGCAATCAAGAAACGATTAAAGATGATATCATAGATTATATGAAGTTCAGTACTAAACATCAAGAAGCTATTAGAGAACATACTGAAGAGGAGCTTGATGAAGAAGGAAACGTCATTACTCCTGAACAACATATAATAACTGATTACAGAGAAGATACATTTAGATTCCCAGTACCTAGAGCAGATAAGAATGAAGATGCATTATCGTTACCTGCCAGGTTAAAAGGTAAGTATATGATATGCGATTATGAGTTAGATTCTGATATAGATCATACTTTTGAAATACCATAGATTACAACAACATACAGAAATTCATTAATTTAATATGAAAAGTAAAAAGAAAACAAAAGTACCAGCATACGCATTTGGAACTCAATTTAAAGAAATTGGGAGCAATATGCTTGAAAATGCTCCTGATGTACTAAATACTTTAATAACACCATTTTAGAAATCTAATGCTACTACAGGAGGACAAGCTGTTGCACAGTCTATAGGTGATATAACTAGTGGTGCAGCTACTGGTTTTAAGGTTGCTGGTCCAGTCGGTGCTGCGGTAGGTGCGGGTATAGGTTTAATAGGTAGATCCGGTGAACAAGCTAGAATGACTTCATTTACGGATTATGATGAAGGTAGCCTTGGTAGTGGTCTAATTGGAGCATTTAGTAATAGAAGATTGCGTAGAAAGAGAGCTGCTATTAAAAAGAATGCATATAGTAATAGAGCTGCTGTACAAGGTACTAATTACCTACAAAGTGAAGCATATGATGATATGATAGGGATGAATACAGATACTATGGCCAATGGAGGAATGTCTTCCTCTTTAGCTTACGTAGATGATGGTGAATTAATATAGACTCCAGACGGAAGTATAAGTAAAGTACCAGAGAATAATAAACCTACTGACAGTAATTTAGTTAGTTTACCTGAAGGCAGTAGAGTATTAAGTGATAAGCTTAAAGTACCTGGTAGAAAAGAAACATTTGCACAACTTGGTGAGAAAATGATGGCAAAAAAGAAAAGTAAGTATAATGACAGATTTGCAGAGAATGCAGCAAAACTAAATGAAATGAACAATAATATGATTCATGATTAGTTGTTTGCTATGTAGGAATCTGTTAAACAAAGTAAAGGCATTAAACCTAAGACTAAGTAGATACAAGCAGCTGCTTTAGGTGATGAGATTAAACCTGGTTTAGGAGATAGAATAGCAGATGCTATCTATAATCCTAATCGTAAATGGGGTGCTGGAGTATAGTGGGGAACTGGTAATAATCAATGGTATCATGTACCAGTTAATCCTAATAATACACAACCTACATCGACTACAGCTACTGTAAGTACTAGTACTCCAACACGTAGACGTAAAGCAACTTCTACGAATACAGGATTAATTGATGAAGGTAAACCAGAGTTACCGTTTACTTGGTATGGTACAGTTAACCCGTTAAAACCAAAACATCCAGAACTATTAACTGCTACTAATGATGAAATGGCAGGTTTAGGAGATGCTCTTACTTCTCAAGCAGATAAGGTTACCACTTTACCTAAAAGTAATGCTTATAGCAAACCTAAGCCTGAAAATAATAAATTTGATTGGGGTTCTGCTTTGTCAGGTATGGCTTCTTTAGCTCCTATTATGTCTAATCTATTTACTGGTAGACCTGAAACAGTTGATGCAGTATATAATCCATATGCTACTAGCATTACTAATACTATGCGTAGACGTAGATATGATATTAATCCTGCCATTGAGGACTTAAATCGTAATAGAGCTACTAGTAATTATAATGCTAGCCAAATTAATACTAATACAGGAGCTAATTTAGCTTATAGATTACAATCAGCTGTTAATACTGATAGAGCTATAGCTAGTTTAAGATCTCAAGAAAGTAATGTTAATAACCAATACTTAGGTGATTATGCCAATACTATGAATAGTTTAGGACAGCAATGGGTTAATGCTACAAATATAGCTAACGAGGCTAATGCTCAAAACAGAGCTACTACTAGAAACATACGCAGAGCTGGTTTAAGTCAGTTAAGTCAATGGGCTCAGAATAGAGAATTGATGCGTAACCAGAAAGCTAGAGATATGGAAATGTGGCCTCTGTACCAAAGATTCTTACAAGCTGGTTTTACTGAGGATGATCTCAGAGCTATGATGAATTCTAACCGTAATACAATAAGTAGAAAAGGAGGTAAATGATGCAAGCTAATAGATATGATAGAGCTGCAGAAGCTCCCATAATGAATACCTATGTACCAATTAATTTTGGTGAATTGTATAGAATAGGTTAGGCGCAAAGACAAGCTGTTGAACAAGCTGCTAACGAATTCACTAATACTGTTAGTAAGTTTGGAGAATTTCAATCTCCTTCTGCTGTAGATACTTAGAGATACTATGAGAACTCTTTAGGAAAGATAAGAGACTTAATAGATGAAGCTGCTACTAATCCAGATGCAATGAAAGATGCTAACTTTAGAGCTAGATTGAATTCTCGTATTGCTAATCTTGATTATGCTACTCTCAGTAATTTAAAGCAAAGTAGAGAGGGAATGTTAGCAAGACAAAAAGCTAATTAGGAATTAATGATAAAAGGTATGTATAATCCTCTTTGGCATGCCGTAGATTTCACTAACTATAACACAGTAGATAGTGGAATATTTAACGATATTGCTCCTCTTGCTTATAAATCTGAAGTAGACTTAGTAAGACCATATGTTGATAATCTGAAAGCTAGTTTTATGGGAGTTAAAGATGGATGGATTCATCAAGGAGTTTCTACTGATAGAACAGACTATGAAATTCAAAGGAATTTATCTAGTATACAGAATACCCCAGAATATCAAAAGCATTTAGAAGTATTATAGAGACAAGGTCTTAGTAGACAGAATGCTGAAGAACAGCTTAATAGAACACTCATTACCGCAGGTAGAGAATTTGCTTACGATTAGGCTCAAAGAGATCCATGGTGGATAGAAAGCGCCAAGATACAAGCTAGAGCTGCAGCTGCCGCCAAAAATAATCCTAATAACTTACTTAATCTTACAGAACAAGTTCATATGGATTCTAGACGTAGAATATACGAAAATTTTACAGATATGACTCCAGAAGAAATGAATGCTGTAACTAGACATGGTATAAATGTATTATCAAAAGATAGACGAGATGCTGTGTTAAAATAGTTAGACCCTAGTGTAATGCAAGATAAATTGCGTAATAGTTTTGAATCCGTGTACTCTCATACTAGAAGTAGAAATGCAGCTATAGATTATGTAATAAATGCTTTCTCTTCTCCATTAGATCCAGATACTGCTATAGATATATATGGTAAATATGGTACTACTGGTAAAAAAGATAGTAATGGTAATTACATTGGAAAGAAATCTAGTGACTTTATATTACAAGATGAATTAGCATTTAGTATGCTCGGAGATGTTAATTAGTTAGGCACACAAACTGCAAGAAATGCCATATTTACAGATATGTGGAATAATGGAGAATTTAATAATTTTATTATATCTCCTGAAACTAAACAGGTAACTGACGGTGGTCAAACTTATCAAACTAAATATGCATTTATTCCGTTAAATCAATTTAATAAAGATAAATTCTTTACTTCATCTGGTAAAGATGATGATGAAAATGCTAGATCTTTATATGATGCGGTTAAAGAAGCAGGATTAGAAGTAGTAACTTTGAATAATAGTGATACTAGTGGGTCTGTAGTAGTAAGATTAGATAATAGAGATAATATAGATAGTAAGTCTATTACTACTAAGAATGATACTGAATACGTTATGGTACCTGTGGCTACTGTAATACCTAGCTCTGGTCAAGCTGCTGTAGCTGCTGATATACAATTCCAGAATTCTAGAAGAACTGGTACTGATATGAATGTGATGTAGAACATTCGTTCAGAAAGTATGAGATTTCCTTATAGCAACATAGATGACGATAATGAATAATTAATATGGATAGAACAAGTTTAAGTCATAATAGAATAAATTATAAAAGAACTGCCCCTGATTTCTCTGGATCAGGGATCAGTTCCTTAAATACGCTTGATGTTGGTCAAACTGGTACAAGAGCTGTCAGAGATGAGGCTTGGAACGAATTAGAAGAACATTTAAATTATAACATACAAAATTACGACAATTCTCTTCAAGAAGAGCCTTCACAGTTAGAAGATACTGATGGCAAACTACCAGGAGTAGGTTCTACATACGATTTTGCTGCTAATTTAAGTAAAGCAGTTATAGGACTATTTGATGGAGACTATAAGGGTAAGAATGATCAAAGTACAAGTTACTTTGATCAAGCTGTAAATATAAATGTACGTGACGCATTATCTATAAATATACAAGCTAGAGTAAATGAGTTACGTGAAACAGAAGGTAAGTGGTTACCAGAAATATAGACTGCGAAACGTTATCTAGAGCAAAAAGCTTTATTAAGCGAATTGTCGATTGATGGTCCTGACTACTTTAGAGTGATGTCTGAGGTGCAAGAACTGGAAAGTTAGGTAAAAGAAGCTGCTAAAACTAATCCATATATTAGAGATATATTCTACGGTGAAGCAGTAGAGCCAGCATTTACACACCCTGGATAGTTATATCCTAGAGCTGTATCTAGAGACGTAATGAATTCTGTGTTGCAGAACAATAGAAATCAATATCTTATTGACTTATCTTGGAACTAGACTAATAATGAACTTAATGATAAGTTAACTGCTAATGCTAAATTATCTAGTAAATTAGATAGATTAAACAAGAATTTAGAAGATGCTAATGTAGCACTTTTTGAAAAAGAGTCAGACATTAAAGCTAAGTAGAAAGCATTGAAGACAAAACATATGCTTCATGATCCTCTACTTGGTATAGTACCACTCGGCATTACTTATGACCCTGATGAGATAGATCCTGCATTTGATCAAAAGAGAAATGAAGTAGAAATATCTTTGTTCGATCCTAGCACTTATAAATACGGTTTAACTCATCTAGGTAGTAGTGTGTCAGAATTGCAAGCCATGGGAGCTACTATGGCTACAGCTAAGTTAATACAATGGGGTGGTAGAGCTTCTAAGCATCCAGGTATTTGGGCATTAACTGAAACAGGTGTAAACCTATTAAGTACTTCTTACTTTAGACATAAAGAAACTGCTGCAGAAGTATTGTCGTCATATACAGAGAAGTTACTAGAAAACTCTGATAAGTTTGACATTAACAAAGTAATGAAGGACTACGAGTTTGGTCTAGAAGCTAGAGGATATGATGTATCTTCTATGGATGATTTAGAAAAACTTCAATTCGGTTTAGCTTACAATATTCAGACAGAAGATGCTAACTATAATACCTTTGCTAAAAATGCCAGAGTAGGTCTTACTGAAATAGAGCAGGGCAATAATGCTTTAGCACTTAGCGATTATTTACAGAACTTTGGTTTGTCATATACTGGTAAAATAGTTAATGAAGCTATAGGAGCAAAAGCAATAGCTAAAGGTATTGGTAATGCTGTTATGAAGAATGATAGAACTAGAAAACTATTAGAATCAGTAAAAAGTAGAACTGGTAAAATTGCCGATAAAGTATTTGATAATCCAATGCAAAAGGTAGCTACTAAAAGAGCATTGGAATCTATAGCTAATTTTACAATAAATACAGGTAAACGGGCAATATCTGAAGGTATAGAAGAAGGTCAACAGGGAGTTTTTCAAAGACGTTATATGGACAGACCTGTTGATGATACGTAGACTGAAGCTCCTTATAGTTTCTTGAATGGTGTCATTTAGTCAGGTACTGCAGCCGTTGAAGCTACATTGGCTTATAATGGCTTGCATTGGAACGATATGTATAACACCGATGATCAGCTTAGAAAAGCCATGAGCGTAGGTAGCTTTATCGGTGCTCTCATGGGTGCTAGCCCTGATGTATACCAATTGAATAGAACCAGAAAACAAATAGAGTCTGATTTAAGTATACAAGAGTTATCTGCCAGAGGACTTGATAGAGTAGATAGAAGCTTTAAAGTAGCTCAATTCTTAGATTCTTATCGTAATGGCAATAGACCAGATTATCTGCGTAGTAGTATAGAAGCTTTGAAGGACTACAAGGGTACTGGTGTTACCGATAAGATGATAGATGAAGATATCGAAACGTCTAATCTAGTATATGGAGTATACAAAAATAAGTAGATAACAGATAACCTGAAAGAATTAGGAATAAATAGGAAGTCTGGCAAAGACTTTGAAATGTTTGTATAGAACCATGTAGAATTAGTAAACAGCTTTGATGAAGCTAACCAATTAGCGGACGCTGCAGATAGCAAAGTAACCGAAAAAATAGGTTAGTTATTTAACGAGACTTTAGACAGTCCACTGAATCAGTTCATACAGAGACAATATAATACGTATACTTCAGGTTTAGATTCAGAACAAACTCCTGTATCCTTATCCGAATTTAGAGCTCCTATTGTAAATGCTTTAGTTACTAGAGCTACTAGTAGAGTACTGGATAGATTAAATAAGGATTTGAATCAACGTAAGAAAACTCTGGAAGAGATCAAAAATGAATACGGCGTAGATGTATCTACACAAGGGATAGTCGGATTACAAGAGTTTATAAAGAAACAGTAGAAAGATGCTAAAGATGCTTTAAAAAGAGTAGATAATACGCTATTTAAAGGCACTATGAATACTTTAGAAGATCCTGCTAATATTGAAGAGTTAGAGGATTTGTTGGCTGTATCTATACTTAATTCAGGTATATCTAATATAATATCTACCAAATTAAATACTTATAATACTGGTAGATTACCTATATCTAACAGGTACTTAGTAGACAGAAAACCTTTATGGAATACCTTAGATGATGCTGAGAAAAATTCAGTATTAACTGAATATTCAGAAAAATACAAGCAAGAACATCAAACTCAGGAAGAACCTACTAGAAGATAGTTGATAAGTTATTATAACTATAAAGTAAATCAAAGTTGGAAAGATATAGAAGATAGTGCAAACGTAGAGGCTAATGAACGTACTTTAGCCAATGCTATGTTTAGAGAAGACTTGCGCAATACTAGAAAGTCTTTACAGCAAGCGTAGCTCGAAAATCAAGAAGAATTAGATACTCCTATAGTTGATCAAGAAATTACTTCTGAACAAACTACTACTAAAACAGCTGTAGAGCCAGATGAAGATAAAGGTAGCGATACTAAACAAACATCATAGGAAGCATCACACACAGTTGATACTGTATCAGATGATGTAGATAGAAATTCTACTAATACTCCAGTAGATGATATAGCTACAAATAGTTCTGATACTTAGGTAGACGAAGTAACAGACAATACTGGCGATACTACAGAAGTTAAGGATATTGACGCTATGCTAGATGACGTTGCTGATGAAAGTTATGTAGAAGACAACGATGTAACGGAGGTTACTACTGGTTCTTCTAATGAAGAAGAAAGAGCCACGATAGATAGAGTAGACGACAATACCTTAGAAATAGACGAACTAAAAGCTAAGTATGATAAAATAGAAGACGGAGAACCTATAGCAGATATAGGTAGCGCAGAGGATGCTGATGTAGATACGTCTACTGTTGATTCTGATACTTAGTCAGAGGAAACTGTAGAAGAACCGAAACCAGATAGACCTACTAGTCCGAGATAGACCAATCCTACTGTAACTCTTACTCCAGAATCTTTTGATGGTTCTACAGATGAAACTGCGGAAGTTCCTTTAGAAACTCAAGATGATATAATATATACTGACGGTACTGATACTTGGGTCGGTAATGAAGATCCGTCTCTTGGTTCTCCTGTAAGCGATGAGGAAATAGAAATGCAAGGCAGATTTGAACAAGTAGATGCTGTAGATATGGCTACTACTCAAGAAGCTGCTAACTACTTAGGTTAGACTGATAAATCTCCTGGTCTTGATACTAAAAAGAAAGTAGAAACGAACAGGATTCACTCTACATTCTTCTATGCTTTTGACTCTTCTGAAATAATGCCTATTGAGGCTAATGGTAAACCTATGCAGTTCGATGGAGAACGTAGACCTGGAGTAGAACTAGCTGATAAGTTATCTATACCAGGATGGTTGTCTAAACAGAAAGCATACTATATAGTTACTGATAATAAAGAGACACGTAAGACTGAACGTGATGCTGCTGATAGAATGGCAGTACATCTAATCATTGAAGAAACTACAGAAAATGGTGAGAAGTTAATATACAATTTAGCTCTTTATCAGCCAGACAAAGCTAGAGCTAAAATGCGTAAATGGAATGTTAGTAGTTCTAAAACTAATACTGAAATAAATAAACTCAGACAATTACGAAAGAGTATAATAGATAAGTATGTAAAGACTTATGCCTCAGATTATTTTACTAATGTAAGTACAACTCTGCCTCAAATTGCACCAAAAGGTATTGTTCCAGTTAATCTTAGACAGAGTAATGGTTCTATTAATAGTCAACAGTCTGAAGGTAAAAGACCTGTATATAGATCTCTCACTGAAGTAGAAGAATTTGGTTTAAGTTCAGATCCTTTAGAAATGTCTAGACAGATACTGAATGGTGAAGTAGAATTTGGATATGGTAAAGGTCCGTTCCCTATGGATCCAGAGGATAGATTTACTATAGTAAACTTTGATCAGGTTACTAAAGCTTCTGCACAAGGTGTTGGTTATGCTGGTAAAATATACATTGTACCAAAAGTAGGCAATACACCATCGTAGAGAGTTAGTGTTCCTATAATGCTTGCTGAAAAGAGACATTTCATAGAAGGTGGTTCTAAGAATCTCGTCACTTCTTATACTCCAAAAGGAGTAGCTAAGTATGACGATAATGGTAAGCGCATACCTTTGAGTACAGCAGAATTGTTATTCAGATTAGTTACACAATCGTTACCTATTTCTAACAATCCGGAATTCTTAGATTTGTTAGATATACTTGTTAACTATGGTCCTGGTACTGTAGCAGTAGGAGATAATCGAGTAGAGAAATTGTCTTTCTATATTCGTAAGACTTTATATTACTATACTAATACAAAAGGCAGCTATTTAATGTACGCTAATAGAACTCCGGAAGGAGCGTATATTACTAAGTACTTAAAGATTAAAGATACTAATGGTAGAATAGTGTTTACAGAACAGCAAGCTTATGACGTAATTAGGCAGATATCAAATAATTTGCACTGGAATACAGACAAAGAAGCAATGATGCAACCTATATCTGACAATATTGTTAATGCTGCTATTGAGTATATGGATAGATATAATACGGATTATTATAGGGTAGCAAATTGTGATGAATTAACTTTTACTATGCAAGATCTTAACCTTGTCAGAGGAGCAGATGGAAAGGTAGTACGCAATGGAGATACTCCTATATTAATGTCATGGATGATTAATCATCAGATACTTAAAACTGATGTAGGGGATCATGCATTTAAAGATCCATTTGTGTATGCAGACGATGCTGCAGTTGCAGAAACAGCTGAAGTGCGTAAACCGGAAAATAAGTTAAATGCGAAATAGACTACAGAACGAAAGCATACAGACCAGCCCAAAAATAGCAAATTCGATATTGAATAGTACGAACCTACAGAATACCCAAAAGATATTGCTACAGAAGAAGCCAGAGTACAGAAGTCTAAATTATTACATAAAGAAGAAATTCAAGACGTTCATAATCAATCTGGTAACATAGAAATTACTATCAAATCCAACGATCCCAGTATAAAATACTATATTATAAAGTATTCACATAGTTTAAAGAAATGGAGATTAACAGTATATACAGATCTAAATGTAGATCCACAAGAACATGTTAATAATTCTCTTTCTGAAGAAGCTAGACAGAAAGTTATAGATAGGTATGTTCCCAAAGATTTACAAGAATATTATACATCTGGCTAGGAATATCTGGATCATTTAGATTTACTGAAGTATCAAGACGAATTAGAAAAATAGGGTAAAACTTTAAAAGAACGTATTAAATTACTATTTAGCACTAATATCGGAAATGATGCTGCGTTAAGAGATAGATGGGGCATTTATACATTTAACCCGTATACAGGAGAAACCAATTACATAAGAGAATCAGAAGTCGCAGTGTAGCCGCCAAAACAAGACATACCTCTTACTTATGATGAGACTATAGCGGCTGGTCTTACTCCAAAGCAAGGTTGGACATACGTACGCAAAGCTGATGGTAACTATGTAATGGTACCTAATAATAGTAGAGTATTACAGAAGTTACTAGGTAATAGAGGTGTATTCTCTACTCAGAGAGGTGAGGGGGATTTAGACATAACTGCTGCTAAAAAATGGTTACATGATACATTGGGTATTGAACCAGACGATGTAATGGTTACTAATGCCGCTATGAAAGCCATCAATAATCCTTAGGCTTACGGTCTGTTACAATCTGTGTTTGATAGAATTCATAATGAATTTACTGCTAGGATAACTTTATCTACTAAAGGTGGTGCTGGAGTAGAGTACCATGAAGCATGGCACTATGTATCTTTATTGTTATTGAGTCCAGCACAAAGAGATCAGATATATTCTGATTATGTAAAACGTAATCCAGAATATGCTAATAGTACTAAATAGGAAGTAGAAGAGCAGCTAGCTGAGGAATTCAGAACGTATATGCTTAATGAAACTAATCCTACTTGGACTTATAGAATAAAGAAGTTCTTTAAGGCTGTGTGGAAACTTGTATCCTCTTTTGCTGGAAAGGAATTCAGTTTGTAGAATTAGGTATTTGCTGCTATACGTAAAGGTAACTTTAAAAACGCTCAATTAGATCAAGAAACTCTTGAAGAATTCAATAAGAAGTACGATGTTGGTATTGGTTACTATGCTCCAGGTATAAGTGATGCTGAATAGGAAAAGATGCCACATATTGCTAATGCTAACACTTTATATAATATAGTAGAAACGTTAAGTAATACTGCTCTATCTATACTTAATATCAGAAGTATGGAAGACATTCAGAATCTTAAGCTGGATGACGTGTTTGACAATATTCAATATTTGTACGAAATTGGAGAGTATGACTACAATGAATCTAAGAAGCAAATGGTATCTGATGTTCTTAGTAATAAAGAATTATTTGCTAAACAGATTCGAGCATACTTACAGGAATTAGGTATAAGAGCAATAGAACGTGAAGAAGCTGAGATAGCTGAGAAAGAAGCTAAAGATTCTGGAGATACTTACGATAATGTATGGGATAGAGCTTCATACGAAATAAGTAAGAAAGCTAATGTGGCGTTTAACGCTAAACTGTTTTTCTACTCTATTCCTCAATCTAGATTTGCTACTGACGAAAACGGTAATCAAATAGTAGATACAGTAAAGGATAACATTTTCGGATTAGATGTAGCGCAATCGTTCGACATTACTTGGAATAGAATATTGGATAATCTGTGGCAGTCTAACGATTGGCCCGATTTGGTAAACAGAGTAAGGAACTTGGCTAAAGCCGATCCATTTTTTGCAACCCTGTTGAACAGAATTGATAATCCAGCTTTCCAGTTGCCAGAAAATACTGTTACTCAATTATTAACAACTATTCAAAGCGCAAAGAATAGTATGGATACCGTTGATATATTCGATACTTCAACAGGTACTATTCAGAAGAATACTAAGGGTAGAGGTAGTAAAGTATGGACTGTAATGGATAGTAGTAATCTAAGAAAGATAGCTAGATTGCCGAGTCAGTGGTCTCAAAATTTCATGTTATCTTCTCTTATTATCACAGACAAGAATAACAGATCACGTATTGATACAGTTCAATACTCTAAGTTATCTAAACTGGATAAAGACATATTAAACGATCTTACGTCAATACAGAAGCAATTAAATAATAAGAATCCTGAAATACGTAATCAAGGTTTAAAACAGTTTGAACAGACTAAAGGTAAGTTACTGAGTTTATTAAATTCAATAGGTATTCCGTTTGATATGGAATCTCTAAACTACTTACTTAAGAAAGTAAATACAAACTCTACTAGTTATCCAGAATTCTTTGTATTCAGTGCATTGTATAAAAATATGCCCGGTTCTATTAGTAACTCTGTACTACACAATATTCGTTTAATGAATAACTCTAAGAGTTTAGAGGCTAAAATCAAAAAACAGACGGTGTCTGCGTCACGTATATTTAATTACAAGAGCCCGAATGCAGTTATCAATCTAATGGCAATTGCTTATGGAGAAATACATCCTACTCCTGAAGAATTCAGTGTTACTGGAGCAGATGGAAGTTTGTTATATCCTATAACTCAGAATAACTATATGTCTGACCAATTAAGATGGTTAAATACAGATGCTTATAATAAGTTAAGTAATATAGCTAAATCTGCATATAGTGCTAATTCTCTTATCGTTAAGGCTTTAACTTCTCCGGATAAACCTAAACTCAAGTTGCATACTCTTATTGCCATTAAAGACAATATCAGCAACTCTAGTAGAGACTATTTTGGTATTACTCCATTAGAGGATTATATAGCCAAGCTATTGCTAATACATCAAGGTAGATTGATATTGCCTACAATGTCAGATAAAAAGACATGGTATAGTATAGAAGGTGTGAAAGTACCAAAAGACTTCTTAGGTACTTTGAAATACGCTTTGAATGATTAGGGTTCCATGGAAGCTACAATCATAGAGCGTAGATTCTCTAATGAGACCTTGGATATATTCTGTAATTACTTCTTAGACGAATATAATGCAATAGTAAAATATTTTGACACTAAGAGTGATGTAGAAAAGGGTAAATCTAGATTCTATGATAACTATCACGGTAAGATAGGTAAAGATGGTAAAATGGCTCCTGGTGGTAATGGCGGAAGATTCCGTTACTTTAACCAGTTACCTATAAACGGAGTGATTATTAGTTTAAATAGAATGCTAGATGAAGCTGAGAAATCAGGTAATCCTGAGTTAGTAAATGAAGCCTTGAAACGCATAAAGACAGATCTAATTCAAGATAGAGAGTTACTGCGTAGTACTATGAATTCCTTATTGCTTGACAAAGTAAATAAAGAAATAGAACAGGCTATAAAACTGGGGGTAATAAGTAGAGATCGTAAGGGTAATTTGCAATATGGCAATCTACCATCTACATCTGTACTGGAAGACCAAGAAAACAGTAACCCTTTTGCTTTCTATGAAGCACTAGTTTCACATATACCAGAGGAGTATAATGCTATAAAATAGAATGATATAATTTATAGTATAATTGCTAATTATGTAACTGGCTATGCTATTTCTATAGAAGAAGTAGAGAAATGCTTTGTTGGTGATCCTGCATTCTATAAGTGGAAATCAGATAAGGTCGTAGGAATATTCCAAAGAGATGTAGATAAGATCAAACGTTTGTCTTCTGTACTATCAACTGGTACTAATCTTAGAACTCATTGGGGTGACAATGATCCTAGAAATAGTACTAAGTATACTAGCGCTATATTACAGGACAATATGATTGGTTCAGAATATCACAGTAGACTTGAACAGATTTTTAAAGCAGACCTAGCACGAACAATGCTTAAAAAGAATAACCCTAGTTTAACAGACGATGAGTTATTTAAACTTACTAGTGATAAACGCTTAGACGATACTCTGAAAGATCGTACTAAATTAAGTGTTGAGGATGTTAAGTTTATTGAAAAGCAAGCAGTGAAATCAGCAGACCCGTATGCATATGATGATGAGAACAATTCTGGTAATATAAATCAAGCAGACGCGGCTGTATATATTAGACCTGCATTCTATAAGCGTGTTATGCAAGCTTTAGGAGAATGGTCACCTGAAATAGAAGAAGCCTATAATATACTTGAAGGAGATGCTGACGTATTAGGCAATCCCGATTTATACGCCAAGGCGTTAAAAGCATCTATCAAGCCTCTTAAGATGATGTATTTTGGTGATCATTTCGATGAGATATCTGGTATAAATGTACCTGTATTTGATAAAATGGCATTGTTCCCAATGTTTAAAGTTCTAGCAAAAGCAGATAATAAATATCTGTATGATAGAATGAACAATGAACAATTAGGTACTATAGATATGCTTAAATTTGAATCTTCTACTAAAGTAGGTTCTACTAGGGATAAGCTGAAAGTATATAAGGATAACAAGAATACTCAGTTAAATAAAGAGGCAATTAATTCTCCATCTACTACAGTAGTAAATCAGGATACAGTAGTAGAGAGACTTAATAATGGTCTTACTACTAGAGTATAGGATATCAAACAATTGAGATTGCAGTTAAATACTGAACCTCACGAACATACAGATAGATCATTTGGTACACAAGCAGTTAAAATATGTATTGGTAACGTAGTAGATGATCGTCATTATGGTCATAACAAGGGTCAAAATGTTTCTGGAGCGAAAATTAAGAAAGATGTTTTTGGCTGTATCAAAGCTTTATCAACAAAAGGTTATATAAAACTTAAAGGCGGTAATGGAAAAGCAGGTAGATTCTTTGATAAGAACAGTAGGATAAACAATAGAGCTTTATCTGAATATCTTATACAGGAAGCTAGAGGTACTAATATGTCTGCTGAGGTTACAGAAGCTTTGGCATTAGATAAAAACGGTAACTTTAGAGCTCCAATTGCTTCGTTAAGTACTCGTAACTGGATTGAAAGTAAGATAATATCTCTTATTAATAAGGAAGTAATCGATGTTAATACTCCTGGCGGTTCTGCTATACAGATGGCATCGTTTGGTTTCAGGTCTAACGAAGTATGGAGTGAAGAAAAAGCTAGACCTTTCAACGATGGTAAGAAACTTAGTTTTGATCCGGATAAAGGTAGTATGGAGGTTATGCTTAGTACTAATTTCTTTAGAGATGTAGTTCCTCAAGAATACCAAAAAGATTATGTTACTATGAGAAATTGGTTAGTGGAACACAAAGTAATAGGAGGCGAATCTAAACCATACGGTATAGGTTATCGTATCCCTACTCAGGGTTTGTCATCAACGTTCTCGTTTATAGTAGCAGACGTATTACCTGCTCAAACTGGAGATACTATAGTAGTACCTGATGAGTTTACAGCTATGACTGGATCTGACTTCGATATTGATAAATTGTACATAGCTACTTATGCGTATGATCCTGAAACTAATGAAAGATATACTTGGAATAACAACGCTAAATCATATGTAGAACAAACAGAAGGCGCATTAATTAATAAGTTATTAGATAGTTATACTTTAGTAATCTCAGATAAGAAGACGCTAGCAGAAACTAGAGCTTCTATTGATACTCTTACTGGTATCCTTAAAAAAGAAATATTACCATTAGTATAGACTACAGAACTGAAAGAAGCTGAACCTATGTACGAACTTATGCCTTCGTTCTAGGAATCTAGAAAAACAGAATACACGTCTGGTAAAGCCGGTATTGCGCCGTTCGCATTGAATTCTACTAATCACTGTCTTACTTAGGCTACACATCTTAGAATGAAATTCTCAGAAGGAGCTAGTAAATATAATCTCAACCAATTTGATGAAATTACAGGACAAGATGGTTATAAAATACTTGACTGGTTATCTGCAATGATTAATGCTCATGTAGACGTAGCTAAAGATCCATACATTATAGTATTGAATGTAAATAAAGTTACATACAACATGGCTAGTTTCTTACTTAGAACTGGTAAAGGTAGGAATACTTTCTTATTCTTAGCTCAACCTGCATTGAAAGAATATGCGGATAGGAAGATAATGAACGAAGGTGTCATAGGAGTTAGCAAACAGTATGATAACCAAATATTCTCTGATATAAAACAGAAGTATTGGGATATGTTAAACAAATTCCCCATATCGGATGCTCATAGAAAACAGATTGAAGATTTGGTTTAGAAAGGTAGTATAGAAGCGTTTAACCAATCTAAACTTGCATCCAGTCTTGATGCTTTCAGAAGTGGAGATGTAACCCCTACAAATATAGTTCAGCAGCTATTAGTAATAAAAGCTTATCAAGACTTGATGTCAGATGCTTAGACTATGGCAGACTTAGTATAGAGATCTCAGATAGATACTAAGAAGTATGGTAACAATCTATCTCAATTGCAAAACTTCTATAATTCGTATACTACATTTATAGAAGATAATAAGGATAAGTTCTATACTGATAAGCAAGATACAAACGGTCTTGACCTTTACTTCGGAAATACGTTCTTACATAAGAAGTTGATATATGTTATGGATTTATCCAATAGTATACTGAGATCTCAAGTATTTGCCGCTACTAATGGGTATAAAGAAATACTTACATCTATATTACAATAGATAAGAGGAGGTGAGTATGTACCTACTAATAATGGTAAATCCATGTTGTTTAAGTATAAAGCTACTAGCAATAAAGAATACGTAGGTGCTTTGAGTAATAAAGTAGAAAGTATAATAAGAGCTAAAGTCATAGCTAATAACACAGAACTTATGTTAACTGATGAAGAGATAAGTGACATGTTATTCGGTAGTGAAAGTATAGCTCGCAAACTAAATAATATTAAGAATTATATCAGAACTAATAAAGATGACATAAATCTGATGTCATTTGTAGATGAACAAGGAAATATTACTAATACTTTACTTAATTATTTGCAAGCTGTTACTTCAAATAATAAGAAAAATATAAGTTACATAAATACGTCTACATCTACTATGAATAATTCTAGATATTATGAAGATAGACTTAGATCTGCTTTCTATGACTTACTTACTAGTGAAGATAATATTGTTAGAGAATTTGCTGAAACATTAGTTAAGTATTCTTTCTTGACTAGTTATGATAATAGAACTCCTAATTCATTCTTTAACCTAGTACCTATGTGGTATAAGCGTAAATTAGGTTATGTATCTTCTATTGCTGACGCTATTAATAAACTGAATTACGGTGATACTACTGTAATTAACAGTAATAATAGTTCAGATCAAATAGATTAGATTTATCTTAATCTTGTGAGAAATTACTGGAGAGATAATGATATAGTTCCAGTATTTGTTAGAAGAGTAAGACGCAATGATGATGGTGGAGAGAGTGTTTCTAATGTAATAAATCTAGCTTCTGCTACTAATAAATCTAGAGTAAATGTTAATACTGTGATAAGTATTAAAGGTGATTATGATCTCTCTAGAAATCACAAGTTCTTTAAAATAGTAGGCTTAGGTAATAACATAGACGTATATCAAAGAATTGGTGATATAGTAAATCTTGATACTGGTAAAACTATAGAGAGAATATATACCGTAGTACCTAAGTTAGGGTTTGATGCCGGTTCTAACTCAATATACGAGTTATATAAAGATGGTAATCAACCTTCTGCATTTGATACTAATAATTTTACCGATAAAATGTTAGATCAAGTGAACGGTGCATATGAGCTAGCAGATAAAAGAGCTAAACTATTGAATGGTAAGGACTCGGTTGTATTCGTAAAAGATGGTAGTTATCATTCTGTAGATTACTCTAACTACGATAGTATAGAACATAATGCGTCTATAGAGTTAGATCAAGCAGATAATTACACAGAACAGAGTATTCAGGATAGTAGCACTCAAGAAACTGAAATACAAGCTCAGGAGACTATTACTCCAGAAGAATTCGTAGACAGTACTACAGATCCATCTGAAATAGATAACATAAATCACATAGATGATACATTACTGTCAGATTTAGATGGAATGGAATCAGATAGTGGTATAGAGTTTGAAGATTTAACTCCTGAACCAGAAGCTGTAGATGTTACTGAATTGATAACTGAAATTATAGATAGTGTAGAAACTCCTATTGATGATATAACTCAGATAGACGAAGGTACTATTAGTAACTTAAAGAAAAATGGTAAGAAACGTAAAAAAGAATGTAAGTAATTATGCAGTGTTTAATTTTAGATAATCCGGAAGTAAAAGCAGCTGTAGATGAGCTCACTACTGTATTAGGTAGTGAAGACGCTGCATATTACATAATATCTGAGAACAATGGTTATGCTATAGATCAGGCTCCCAATGGGGAGCCTTCTAAGCTGTTTTCAGACCTTTTAAGTCATTATAATGGTAATCGTGAACAAGCTATTGAAGCTAAGTCTAAAGTCTTCTCAGACGGCTTTAAGGCGTCTAATCTAAGCACTCAATTAGATGAAAATTAGGAACCAAATATAGAGTAGGTATTATCATATGACGATAGTACTACGTTTAGTTACGAATATCACCCTGCAGAAGAATTTGCAACATTTTTTGTAACTAATACTGGTTAGGGTTCTGCAACTTCTAGTGAGTTAGTAGAGAGAATAATTCCTTATGTGTCTCAAGACAGTCCAGCTAGAAGATTGTTAAATTTGTTTAAGAATACTGATATACCTGTTACATTTGTTAAGTTGGGCTTAGAAGGTAAATATATGTTTTACGATGCTAAGAATCACACCATAACAATTAATACAGATAAATTTGGTATTAATTCTATGGAATTCAATGCAGAATCTATACTGCATGAAATAGTTCACGCCTATACTACCAGAACTCTATTGAGAGTAAAAAGTGGTAGTTACACAGCGCAGGAAAAGAAAATATACGATAAACTGGTTCAGCTACAAAAAGAGTATTCTGAATTATTTAAAGATAAAAAAGACGATGAAGGAAAATTCCACGATGAATTCTATGGTTTAAATGATATTGATGAATTTGCGGCTGAGCTTTTAACTAATCGTGATTTCTTTAATCTTATTCAGAGGCGTACTGAAGACATTAATAATCTTAGTTTCTTTAATAAGATAAAAGAATTTGTTAAATTATTACTTGAGTATTTAGGGTGGCGAGAATCTGATGCTAAACAGATGTATGATGACTTAGTAGACTTAGTATCTTTTAACATACGCAATCATATTACAGAACAGGAGTTTATAGACACTAATTCTGATTTGATATTCAGGGAAGAAAGCGCTGTCCGTATGATGGAGTAGATTCTTAACAGTGACGAAATAGCTAAGAACGAATTTGATAAAATTACACATAACTTAGCACAAACTATTAACGAATCATTAACTTCACGTCTAAAGACATTTAAACATTCAGATCCTATTGTAGAACAGCAGATGAAAAAAACTATGGAATGGCAGATTCAAAACATTACATAGGGTTTGGTGTCAGACTATGAAAATATAAACAACTTTTTACAGCAATCTGCAGATGAGATTAAATCAGCTTCTGAGATGTTAATAAAAACTAGAAAAAATAATGAGATTATAGATAATGATAAGTTAAATGATCTAGATTAGAATTTTTTTAGTTTTTATGTCGGTATTGTAGATGATATAGTACAGTAGCTAATCTATAGAGAACCTTATAGGGAAATAGTAGGTAAGGACGGCAACGGTGATTATAAATTAGATAAATTATTAAAAAGAGCTAAGTCTTATTAGGCTTTACTTAAGGAAGGTCAACTTATTGTAAAAAGTTAGATATCTAGAAATGCATCTAAAATACTTAAAGATATAGGAGTAGAAGTTGGTGCAGTAACTATTTATAATTATGAATAGAATGATATTACTACATATGATAAAGATATATCCTACCTTACTTACTTAACTGGTGCTGGTGACAAAATAAAAGATGACTGTATAAAGTCTATCTTTTATTTAATAAATGGCGCGGAAGAGAAAGTTAGACATGATACCTATGCTAAACAAACGGAATTATTAAATCTACTACAGAAGACTAATAAATATAACCAAATGCAGTTATTTGAAGTAGATGATGATGGTAATACTACCGGTTATTTTGTTAGGTCTAGGAATTATGGTAAATTTGAAAAAGCATACAGAACTGAAATGGATAAAATATGTATGCAGCTAGGTATTGATATTACAGATTTAAATTTACCAGAAAATAGAGCCATACGTATAGAGTACAATAGATTAAGAAATAAATGGTTATCAGAACACTGTGAGAGAAGATTTACTGCAGAATACTACGAGGCGTTTAATCACCTAAGTAATGAAACTCAACAATAGAGAGAATCTATACAGATTAATATACGTAACCTACAAAACAAAGCTAGGGATAATTATGGTATAGTTAGATTAGATAGATTATCTCCAGAAGAAAGATCTTAGTTAAAGAAACATCAATTAGAGAAGAAACAATTAGCTAGTTTATATGATATAAATGGTCGTAAAAAACAAGGTATACAACTATAGGTAGCTGAAGAGTTACAAGAACTTAATAAGAAGCTTTCTAAAGGTATTGTAATGACTAAGAATAGTAAAGCCTATGAGAAAGAAAAAGCTCGGGTAATGAATGATAAGACACTTACAAAAGCCTAGAAAGAAGAATGGTTAGAACTCAATTCTAAAGTATAGTATAAGGAAGAATTTTACGATAAGTTAAACAAAGCTGCTAGAAAGTTCTATGGTGAAGAGTATGCGGCTCTATAGGAACGTAGAAGAGCTATATTAGCTATGTTCAGAGATGACGCTACAGGTGAAATAGATGCTCGTAACTTACCGCAAAGTACTAGGAACGCTCTTAGCGCTTTATCTCGTAGAATGACACAGATAAGAAAGCAGAAAAAGGCTTCTACTATTCCAGGTGAATACGAATTTGATGAAATTGCTCAAACAGTTCCAACTAAACAGTGGTATGAAGATAAGCGTAAGTTTTATGATTCATTACTTAATGATGACCCTGAATCTGCGCAGCTATGGCTACAAGCTAATGCATACACTATAAAAAGTGTAGATAGTAATGGTAGAACTACTATTAAGACTGTACCTAAATCTTGGTATACTAAACTTGTTCCTAGAGACGAAAAGTTAATAGAAAGAGTTCCTAATAACAACTGGTTAGAGGTGTCTGAAGATAGCCCATTTTATAATAAAGCCTATTATCAAGCTCAGGTAGATCACCCAGAATTAAAAGATGAGTACTGGATTCCTAAGAAAGATAAGTATGACTCATCTGAAAGATATGAGAAAATACAAAGTAAACCAGAAGTAAAGGCTTTATACGATGCGCTACTAAGCACTATGGCAGAAGCTAATGCAGAATATACTAACTTAAATAAAATATATCCATATAGAACTCCACAAATGTCAGGTAGCTTATATAGATATATCAGTTCTGAATATCGAGCTGCAAACGGCTTATACAAACTGGCATCACCATTCAAAGGTTTATCTGAGTGGATTAAAGATAAACTATCAGTTCGCAATGATGATAAAGGTTTTAACAAAGCTCTCAATAAACCAAATGGAGAAAGATTGAATCTCATACCTCAGAATTATATCGCTAGATTAGATAATCCTGCAGTATTGAAAGCTGACTTAGTAGGTAGTGTTATAGAATATTACAAAGCTGCAAAAGAATGGAAATACAAAAAGGAAATCCAACCAAAAGTAGAGTTACTTAAATCTCATGTACTTGGTAAAAAGTATACTGATAGACAGGATAATGTGAAAGCTGGAGAAACCAATGTAGCAAAATTCGTAAAGGCTTTTATTGATATGAATCTGTATGATATCAAATCTCAAACAGTAACTATAAGTTATGGTAATAATAAAAGTGGTAAATTATTTGGTATTGTACCTTATAAAGGTAGTATATTTAATCTTATAAATTATGATATAAGTAAACCAAGAGAGATAAATGTGACCAAGATGTTAGCAATACTTAGAACACTAGGTACTGTCAGAAACTTAGCTCTCAATCTCTGGTGCGCTCTTACTGGTGGTTTTACTGCATTATATTCTCATACAGTCAATCTATTAGTACAAAGATATTATAATCCCGTAGATGCAGCGTATGCCCTTAAAGATATGTTGAGTGATTTATTACTTAATGCTCCAGGTAAAACCGGAGTGACTACATATGTGCCGTTTATGACCAAATGTATGGAGTATTTTGAAGTTGGTGCAGAAATGCAACCTAATCCTACTAATCAAAATAGATTACTTAGTATGACATCTAAACACTGGGGATTTGGAATGTACACGTTGTAGGACCATTTTGTTAAAGGATAGATACTAGGTTCTATAATGCATAACTATAAGCTTGTCATAGATGAAGATGGCAATAGACAATTCATGTCTAGAGAGAAGTATAAACAGAAACATAACTTAAAAGTATTTAGACCTGGAGATATACTTGATTGGAATTTTGGGGATAAATTAACTTTTAGAGATGCTATAGAATTTGTAGGAGGAGAAATGGTTGCTAAAGACCCAGCTAATCAATCTGCAGTAGATGCGATTAAAGATGAAATAGGTTATTTAGCTAGATCTTTATCACAGTCTGCAGATGGTTAGTTGACAAATTTACAGAGATCTGTTATTTTCGCTTATGCGGCAGGATAGTTTGTTATGATGCACAGACAATATCTTCCTGTTATTCTTCAAGAACGTTTTCTTATGAGTAGATAGTTAGATTATCAAACTAGACGATATAAAGAGGCTGTATTTTAGACTCCTTATAGAATATTCACTCAAGCAATTGAACATAATGAAAATATTCTATTAGCGTTTAGGAGGGAGTTTCTTACCGATCCTGTAGCTAGAGAAAATTTATCAAAGATTACAACAGAAATATCATTATGGTTACTTATTACTCAATTGATACGACCTCTATTATCAAGCTCAGCGGACGACGACAAGAAAAATAAATTAAAATAGTTATTAGCTTATGTGATGGAGCGTACATCTTTTGAAATAATGGCACCATATAATATATTAGATATGGCCAGAATTGTTAAGAGTCCATCTGCTATTATTTCATATATAGAGAATGCTACAGAAGTTATGTCTGCTCCTACTAGTATGTTATTTAATTTCTCTCGTTCTATTTTTACTGGAGAAACATATGAAGGAGATAAAGTAATTAAACGTGGAGCTTATAAAGGTATGACTGAATTTGAGAGAGCTCTATGGAAACTTACTCCTTTTAAAAACTTATGGGAGCTTAAGGATATCCAAAGTAAACGTAATTATTATTAGAAACAAATTTTAGGAGAATAAATAAAGGACCTATTTCACAATAGGTCCTTTTCATTTAATTTGTTCTTACATTCAAATATATCCTCATTATAAAACTGAGGCATATCTTTAACTAAATCCCCCCAAAAAATAAAAATTAAAGCATAATCTTCTATAGTAAAACCAATATTACCATGTTCTTTATATTCCTCTATATTAATATCATCTATATAGAAAGTAAATATAATAAAATATTTACTATTAACGTATAGTAATTTCATACTATAATAATATTTAGTATTATTTAAAGATCCTTCTAAATCTTTAACCTGTTTTGCGTCTATATGTTTAAATACTAAATATATAAAACCCTTAGAGTATTCTCTATTTATAGCTGTATATAAGCCTATAAAACTTGAATGTTCTAAGGGTTTTCTATTTGGTAATACTCTTGGAGCTAATAAAATTAATTCATTACTCCATACCATCTATTTCTACTTCTGTAGGTTGATTTATATCTTCTTCATCAGTAAATTCTACTGTATCATACTTAGCAACAATTGCCCAATCTTCAGAACTCTTAGGATTATAATTCTTCAATTCCATCATTTTCGTAATATTTACGAGTATGGTCCCAATTACCTGTCTGATAATGATATGATAATTCTGTTAAAGTTTTGACAATGAGGTCCTTACGATCATCTAACTCTAATTCGTTAAACATATTAAAAACTCTCACTTCATTATTACTATTTGTCTGAATAGCAATAATATATGCTTCACAATCATAATCTGAAATGTCAATTCCTTGATCTTTCATATACCAACTAATTGCAAGCAAGTAATAAGTTATTTGTCTATAATAATCAAATTCTTCTACAGAATGTTTAAAATTATAGACATCACTAGTTGTCTTTAAGTCAATTAAAGTAATCTTCTTATTTATATGATCAAATATGCATCTGTCAAGTAGAGACTTACAAGGTGCAATCCAATCATTAATAGGTAGTTCCCAGTTAATATGAAACTCATTATGAGATTCTACTCCAGGAATATCTTCTAATAACTCTTTTGCTTTTTTATGATTATCAATATTATTCTTAATATTTTTAAGCATATTTAAATCAGCAAAAGATATTACTTTACGATTATCTTTTTTACTTTGTAATGCTTTAATATAATTAGCATAACGATTACATAGCTCTGTAGCTTCTTTTAAGACGATTTCAGAGCTTTTTGAATTACTGTATGCAGATTTGTATGCAGCAATCTTTTTATCGTCCTCTATGAGTTCTAATGAATTAGCATAAATCTCACAGAAATCTTTTTGTTGTTTTACTTTAGGTACTTCATAATCAAGAATTACATAATCATTCCAGAAATCCTCTGGTTGTAATATATATTCATGAATCATAGTACCCCTTTCGAGCTGAGGAAGTTTTAATCCTTCTTCCTTTCCATCTATCATATCTCGATAGAAACGTGGTCCTTTCTTCAAGAACCAACCAATAGCAGAATTTGATATTCTCGTATTGTCTTCATAATACGGTTTATCAATTATCATTCTTACTTAATTCTATAGTTACTATTTTAGGTCTTTCTCTTTCAAGATAACTGTCAGTTAGTATACTACAATTATATTGATTTAAATGACCATATGATATACCATCATGCCAATGCCCAAAAAAATGATGCTTATACTTACCAAAACAGTAATGTTCAAGCTTTTCATTATAATTAGGATTTTCATGAGTAATAAGTATATCACAGTTTTGTATCTTTTCATATGGGCATATATACTCATCGTATTCATTCTGAGTATCTTCAAATGCCCACGTTTGCCAATGTATAGGAGCTATCCAAGGAGTTCCATAAAAGGTTATTCCTTCATATTCATATAGTTCATCAACAAGAAATACTACTTTATCGTTAGTTAAAGTTGACATCTTAATTTTAAAATCTTGCCAACTTAAATCTTCTACAATATCATTGATAAGATTTTCTATATAAATATCATGATTTCCTGGAACTACAATTACCTTTTTACACGGTAATTTATCTACCCAATTGACAAAAGTAATAGACCAGAATTTATCTGATTCTTCGTTATCTCTCTGAGCAAGTAAATTCACTACATCACCTGCTATACATAACACATCACATTCTGGTATATTAATTAAATGACCATGTATATCACTTATTGCGCAGATTTTCATGGTATAAAGTTTTAGTTAGTTTATATATAATTATACTATAAAATAGTATCATTTCTTTAGTTTTTTTATTAACTCATCTACCTCCTTCTGATTATGAACTATATAGAAATTGACTCCTATATTATTACTATATAGGTAATATCTAAATAGTTTCTCTCTTAAAGGCCAAGCTTCATTAGGGTATCCTTTACATTCAATAACAAAGTTATCTCCTACAAAGTCAGGTAGATAAGTCATTGCTCTATACTTTTTATTATCAAAAGTAAAAGCTGGAAGTAGTTCATATCGATGCATCTCGTAATCTGCCATGATATTTGCTTCTTTCAGCTTTTTATATGTATAAGTTTCAAGTTTACTACGAAATTTAATCCCATTATATTCATTTGGAGTTGCATTCCGTACCTTGCCTTCTTTTTTCTTTCTCTATCTCTTCATATATCCATAATTTTATAGATTCAAAAGAATTTGCTTTAATAGCATCTGAAATATCTTTTGCCTTCCATTTCTTATGTACTAAGAATGGTTTTAAGCCTGTTTTAAGGCTTATTTTACGAAGATATTTACAACCAGCTTCATCTCTATCGAAGCAAATTAAAATTGTCTTAAAACGCTTCTTAAGCTGGTTTAGAGCCTTATCTGGGATAAATGTAGACTCTGATGATGGGCTTATTGCTGGAATACCCATCTCATATAAACACATGACGTCTTTCATACTCTTTGTAATAATGAGTATATCTCCAGTTTTAGGTAACTGTTTAAACCCCTGAATGTCGTTCTCAGTCAGGTTATTACGCCACTTTGTATATTTATCTGCTAAAGGTCTATATATCTTAAAATTGTTATAGACCTTATAAGCATACATAGGATTACTATCCTTGTAAATACCCTTTACAACTCCGTTACATAGATAATATTTTATACTACTTACTCCAAATTTCTTTAGAGTAGTAGTAGAAATATTAAACTGAGACCAGTAATTGATATCTGTTAGAGTAAAGTCTTGTCTTACAATACCAATTACTGTCTCTGTTGACGGTATATATTGCTTAGAGCTAACGAGTTTCGTATCATTAGTAATTTTAAGTTTATTAACTATATCATTGAGTATATCTGAATAGTTAGTTAGTCCTGTGAATAGTGATACAAATTTAATTACATTACCACATTCTCCAGTACCATGATCCTTAAACATTAACTGTTTAGTCTTCTTACTATAATAACATCCAAAAGAAGGAGTTTTATCCTTTCTCAATGGCGAATTATATATCATGCCTACTTTAAAATTACCAATATACGCTGCATATATATCATACTCAGTTACTTTAGACAATATCCAATCTAAAGTAATACTCACATTATCTTTTATTTTTGTTGTATCGTAAATCATATGATATATTTTTAGTGATAGCTAAGGAATCGAACCTTAATTAACCATTACTATCATAAAAACGTGAGTGCATGCTATTCCTATTCTATGAATTTTGATACCTCCGTCACACCTTACATTCGGCGTATTACCGTCGATTGCTTCTTATCTCACATAGCGGCATGCTACTCACGTATCGCTATATTATGCCTAGCGTAGGCTGCTTATAGGATTATCTACAAAATTAGAAAGGTAGATCATCACTAGGCTGACCACTTACAGTAGTAGTAAGAGGATTAACCTCCTTATCTTCCTTATCTGCAACAATCGGCTTAGTAAACTGATCAATACCTGTAATTTCTCTAATCATGCTTTCATTCTTACCTTCTTCATAGAAACCCATAGGAATATTCATAGGCTCAATAGAGGCAAACTTGACATAACTAGGAAGTGTAGTATAACCTTTATCATTATAAACTATCTTTACTTTAAGTAAAATATCTTTATTAGCACTATTAAGCATTGTTACTACCCAGTTAGCAAACTCCTTATAAGAACTGCCACTGAATGCCAATACATTCTTAGGATAGAAACACTTGAGTATACGCATAATGCGAGTTACCTGGTTAGTAGCTTTACTTTGATTCTGTTCTTCAGTATCGCCTTCACGAACAGCTGGTTCCCATTCAGTATGAACAAGACTCTTACCATCTTTTTCAAAAGTAAATTCAATGAACTTCTTCCCTGTAGGAGACTCTGCAAACTTTGCGGATACAAACTTAACATTGTCATGAATACCTGCTTCCAAGTACTTAGTATTATTACTATTATCTGACAACTTTACTTCATTTGCTAATTCTGTACTAAATATCATAATATCTTATTTTTAATTATTCAGGTAAATAAACTTTATTCCAATAAGCAGTAATGTTATTATTTTCATCACTCTCTGCTACTACTATATTCTTTCCTTTTAAATGAGGTGCTCTAGCTTCAATAACAGAATTATCTCCGCCTTCAAATGAGATATGTGTCTCATTCTTCTTTCTATATACATAACCAACAGCATCTGCTTCGCCACATATAATATTTGCTAATGCACCTACTAAATCAAGAGACATTTCTACCATTTCTTCGCCATTCTTATTAATCAACTTATCTTTAGTATGACCAATAAGTATAAAGTTATCACATAGTCCACGGAACATGTCAATAACTTTTCTTACAGCCTGTCTTATATATAAATAACCAGATCCATTAGGTAAAGTTCTTAAATCTGTACCTTCATACTTCTTTCCCATTGGAGTAGCTTTATAAAGCTGTATAGCGTAGCTCATACACATCTCTTCTAGACGTGTAGCATTATCTATAGTAATATATTTGTAAGGATATTTACCAGTTTCCTTTTTAATCTCTCTTATTGCATTAGCTATATCACCTAAATCTTTTACAGATCTAGCTTGAACGGCTAATGCCTCTAAGAACTCTGAACCACCTTCTAAATCAATAATTAGATTGTTATCCAGTGCTGCAGCTAAAGTAGTTTTCCCAGCTTTTGGTTTACCAAATAAAATCAAAAATCTAGGATTTTCTACTTTAGCTTTTACTTTCTCTTTTGGTAATACAATCATAAAAGCTTTTATTTTTTTTGTATTCCTCTGATAAAGTTCTGATAATTTCTGATAATATGGAATAAGATATTTTAATTAAAACAAACCACGTTTCTTAATATTAATCGTGATATCGATAATAGTTTTCTTTGTCTTCGGTTTTAAATAGTTCAAAGAACCAAATGCAATAGGAATTACTTCATAACCAATCTGTACGAAGTTATCAAAGATTTTAACCGGAGTACCAAACTCATCTTTAAAGTCATAGTCAACATCAAACGGACAATGTTCCTTTGCATAAATATCAAGTGCATTAATAGCCTTGAAGAATTCTGTTTCTAAGTCGAAATTAATTACATTATCTCCCCAACACTTAAACGGACAATTAGCGCATTCCTTCGGCAACCATCCAATATTATGAGTCTTACTTAAACCTAAAGTAATAATATCATCTGCACCAGCATATTCGATGCCATAACTGCAAGAAGGATAATCACTCTTACTTTCTACAGTCATCCAAGGATAAGCGTTAATTACTCGGTCCATTAAAGACTCCTTATATGTTTTTGCACTCTTAGTATTTTTCGGTAATGTAAATGTATATGATTTCATAATTTTCAGCCTTTTTAATTGTTATTACTAAACGAAATCTTCCTTACTGGTTCATCTTCTCGTATAGTCTCAATTAAGTTATTGTATTTAAGGTCATTATCAAACTCAAGTATAGAACATTCACCTGCATCTCTATTCTTTAGAATGTGCAAATAAACTTTATCTCTTACTGGTAGACGATTTGGTCCATAACTCTGTATATTGAGTAGCTCTGGCCTATGAATACATATAACGTAATCTGATGCATGAAAGATAGTATCAGCAGAAGATATATCGCTACGCATTGGATAATGCATAGATGGATTATTAATTCTTTCAGGATTTTCGATATTACGATTCATCTGTGATAACTGTATTATTGTAGTATCTGGAAACTTTTTTACTCTAATAAACAGTTTCTGTAAATCGGAAATCACTTGTAGTGCACTTTCACGATTTTGCCCTTCAACAAGTAAAGTATGATCAAGTATAATCACAAATTTCTTGCCTTTAGCTTTATTCTCATAAAAGTAATCAATGGTAGATGCTATATCTGCAACAGTACCCGGTGTATCTACATAATATATCGGATATGATTTTATCTGTTGAGAGGTTTGTTCTACTTCTTCTAATAGTGTATTGTCTAAATCACTACTAGAACTATATAGCTGAGCAGTAGTTTGCCTTAACTTACTGCTCAATTTTCTACCTACTTGTCTAGAACTTAACATTTCAAATGAAAAATTAAGTACTACTACATCCTGATTAGAATTTAAGTCTATTAAATCACTTTCAAGTGTATTTACAAATGAACTTTTGCCACTACCGGATATACCTACAATAGTATATATGGTATTAGGTTCAATGCCTCCCATACAGGATTTATTAAACTTACTCCATCTAGTACGTAAAGAAACAATCTCATGATTCTTTCTCTTACGGATATATTCTACTGCTTCATTAGTAGCAGAGGATATATGTCTAAATGTTAGTGTCTTAGTAGATATCTGTTCCATAATTATAGTAATTTTGGTTAGGAGTTTCTACTTTCATTTGTTCCTCAATAGTTTCCCACTCATGTTGAGTGAGCCATTTCCACATAGTCTTCATATAACCTATTTTACCTGTACGCATACGCTCATCTATTTCATATTTTAAACAATCCATAATGTGTTCATGCATTGCTTTAGACTTGCCTATGATACGATTATATTCTTTCCTACATTTGTTTACATTAGCTCTAAGAAATCCTTTAGTTCCATCAGGTCTCATAACGTAAACTGGAAATTGGTCATAAAACATATCAAACATAGCTTTATCTTCTTTAAGAAGTTCTTCTAGTTTTTCTGTTTTACTTATGACTTGGGTATCTCTATCATATTGGATAGAAATTAAACCTTGAGTCTCTAACTCTTGTATTTCTTCTTCATTAACTAGGCTGAGAAGTCTCTGAATGTCTTGATTGATTGTTTTGATATCATTCAATACAAGTGTTAGGAATACTAATTGATTAATAGATAAAGTTGGTATTCTATCTAAGATAGAAGTGTCTATTTCTAAAATCATAGTCTTATATATTATATAAGCTTATGGTTTGTCTGAAATATATCTGATAAGCCTCTGTTAATCCCATAGGCTCAATTGTAACGGTTTTAAATCTCTGATTATCTTATAGGCTTCCATGATGTAATACCTATAATTAATCTTTCTTTCTTCAATTGGTTTATCATCAAACTTATTTAGAAGAGTAACGCCAGATGCTGTTAGCATATTCTGATACTGCCTTGCAGAAGCCTTATATTTACGTTCTCCTACGTATGGCTCAGTATATGTTATAATTTCACCTTCTTTATGACCAGTATCTTTCCATTTCCACAAGTATCCACCATTAGTAGATGCGTAGAAACGATTAGTTCTTTGTTGCTCCTCGTTCATATATTCAACATGCCATTGTTTACCAGTTTTCTCAGACATTAGAAAATCTCTTATATCTGTACAATTCTTAATTGTATCTTCGACCGGTATTCCGTCTTTAAAGAAACTTATTACTGCTTTAGGTATAATCTTTGGAGTTAATCCTTTACCTAATTTTATAGTAGTGATAAACATTCCTTTCTCTTTTACTTTGTTATCTTCAGTAATAGCAAAATAATCATTAATAGCATATTGATACATTGCTTTAAAACGATCTTCTTCTAAGGTAAGTTTAGTAAGCTGTTCCCATTCTCTACAAATACTGTTTACTTTAGAATATGCATCTTTCTTTAGTAAGACGAATAAACCGTCAGTATTTGCTTGGACGATTCGACATCCAATTTGAGTTAATTTTTCAGCTAACATAAGTAATAGTAACTGTCCATTAATTCTAATCTGCATTACTGCAAATGGACTATAACAGAAATTATGTTCATTCTGTAAGTTACCTGATAAACCATTTAAAGCTAACTTTAAAGTTTCGTTCTTTACTTTATCACCATTGTGTTTAGCTTCAATTCGCTCATCTTTAATTTGCTTATATACTTCTAAGAATTCTTTACCTAAATGTTTAGGATAGAATTCATATTCTATAAGCATACTTGGATATAGAGAAGCTACATCTATATCTATGAGCATTTCATCATCTCTAGGAATAATAATCTCAGGACTATTTACAGAGTGAATACCTCCTACTCCTACAGAATAGCGTAAATTATTAAATACAAACTTATTCTCATATCCTTTTCTACCTGGAGATACTATCTGATTTTTCATATCATCTAATACTCTTTGTAGAATAGGACTATCGTATTTAATAAATGGTAATATTACATCTTTCAATGGTATTACACTCATTGGAGACCTTAAGTCTTTAATATCCCACCAAGTTAAACCTGTTTTCTCTAGATATTTTTGAGTTAAAATCTTCATTCCAATATTTACGCCATCTTTACTAAGTACTCTTACTCCATACTCATCTTCAATAGCGATTCGTAAATCAACGTCTTTCTTACATCTATTTAATAATTCTGAAGTAGATTCAATATCATTGATATTATAATCTATCATAGAGTCAAAATCCTCTAAGGGAAGAGGTTTAGTCCAATCACATACAAATTCCTGTACATTAGGATATTGCATCGTTACTTGGATTTCCTTTAAACCTACTCTAAGTTTATTAGAATATAACATAGTAAGAATATCAAAAGTATCAAACCATATTTGATACTTCCAATGTTTCCATGCATCTATATTATCTTCATTTGAAGTAGTTATAGTCTTACTTAGATTAAATATAGAACTACATATAGTAGGTATATTATATTGCATTAATTTATCCTCATACTCAATTATATCTGTCTCTTATACACATCTCCGAGCCCACGAGACACTCGCTAATCT